GACCTCCTCGTCCGGGTAGCTCATGAGGCGGACCGTGAGCTCGACGTCATCCGGCAGGTTGTCCTGTAGGAGCTGCACGCCTTTGATCCGCTGGAAGCTCTTGGCAATAGTGCCTTCGAGCTGCTGGGTTTCGTCGGCCTTGAAGACACCGAGACCGTCGATCACCCTGTCAGACTTGCTTGTGACCTCATAGGTCAGGTCCAGCATCTTCATCCTCCTATTGTGCCTGCGTGAGACGAAGCTTGCTTCGTCCTCTCCAAGTCAAACGTGCCGAACGGTACAGAGCATTTCCGAACTGCTTGTACCCTGACTCATTACGAAGCACGTAACCGTAGATGACGAGTGCATTGCCGTCAACGTCAAGCAACTGCCTGTGGTTCACGTTCAGGTACTCTTCGACAGCCTCAGACAGCTGGTCTGTCTTCAAGCGCACCTCATCAGCTCCGAGGTTCGCATCCGTGTAGTATATCAGAATGAGAACCTCAAGGCTGATCTCTGTCATGTCCGTCATCGTCGGCGGCCAATCGCGTTCCTTCGTCCCCGCCTCTACACAAATCCAGGGCGCATCAGGAACCTTGACTTGGTCACCATACGACACACCTTTGACTGGCGGGTCGAAGAAGGCGGTGTCGTTGACAAACGCCGTCAACAGCTGCTGAATTCGAACTGCCACCTTTGAGTTGCGCGCGGTTAGCACCTGAGCCATCAGCCAGACCCCCACCACTTGTCAACACGTTCCTCAAGCCAGTCGAAGAAGACCTCTTGAATGGCGTACTCATCCTCTTCGTGGAACATAATGAACGGTCGTGCAGGGATAGCGGCAACGCCACGCTTATCTCCACCAGCTTCGTCCATACTGTCATAAGCTTCGCCTACGACATCTCGGCCACGAGCTCCTTCGCCAAGCTTCTTCCGCGCAGCCGTAAGTCGATTGCCAAAGCCACCAATGCCTGCTTGGTGAATTGCACCGTACCAAACACTACCAGGCAAGCTTGTGATGACCGCACCATTCTGACTGATCGTCCAAATGCCTCGAGAGGTCGCAACCTTCTTCAGTTTACCGGAGCGAAAGAGGATCGGATGGTCACGACCCTTACGACGCTCGACGGTGAAGGGTGCCAACTCTTCCCAAGCAGGACGCCCTTCTGATGCGAAGTTCATCTTAAAGCTAGGAATCATAACCTGCACAACGGCGCGTGTCAATGGTTCCTTAAAGGACCGAATGTCCATCCCCAACTTATCGATGCGACTAGCAATCATGCCGATCGAGGGGTGGAACTCAAAGTCAACACCGGTCAGATTGCGCGCAAAGACCAACCCACCTAGGGCTGAGTTGATGTCGCGAGTGCGCGGCCTAGCCCCTCCCGAAGACCTTGTGGGGCGTGCCACTAGAATGCCTTGCCCATGCTGAAGTGGGCATCACCTAGCGAGGAGTCGGCACTCGTTGGGCTCTGCCCCGAGGAAGCATCGTTGGGGTAGAAGCTTGGCTGACCAGAGCCAGTGTCGGACGGCAATGCGTCCGGAAGATTGATTGTACCATCGATAATGCCGACGATGAGCATCTCAGCGTTCGCCTGAAGCGCGCGAGCGTACTCGGGAACCGTCTCTTCATCTTCGCTGTAGGCCTTGGCGTAGAGCCACGCCACGTACATCTTCGCAATGGCAGTGCGAACGAGACTCGGTGTGGCAGTAACGTCTACCCAAAGGCTTACGTCGTACGAGGACGAGATCCTAGCAAGGACTTCGCCTTCGATCTGGTCGCAGAGGTCAGTGTCGATATCGCCAACACTGAACTTGGAAGTACGGACCCAGCCCTTTGCATTCTGTACAGTGATCCTAGACATCTTCACTCCCTCCGTGAAGTAGTCCTCGGGGCGGATCCCTCACCGTCCTAGAACCGGTGCTCGTCATAGGGATCCGCCCCGCGGGTGACCGAAGACGTCAGACGCCGGTGCCCTCGTCGTCGTTGTCTTCTTCGGTGTCGTCTTCGAACGGGTTCTTCATGGCTTCATCGGTCACGAGGGCGGTCCCAGCAACGCCGCCTTTGGCAACGTTGCCGTCGTCGTCGTACCGACCCCGCCAGACCTCGGGCTCGCCGGAGTCCGCAGGACGGTTCTCGTCCTCGTCAGCCAGCGGGTTCCGACTCTCGTCCGTCATCCGCGTCCTCCTTGTCCTGCTTCTCGACCTCGACAACGTCGACCTCGCGGATCGAGCCGCTGTCCCAGAGCTCGCGCATCTCTTCCTTGGTCAGGCCCTTGACGACCGAACCGGACTCGAAGAGGAAGCGCTCGACGTCGCCATCACCATTCACCCGGCCGCCGTCGATCTTGGTAACGGCCACGTATGCCTTTGCCATGTTCAGCCTCCTCAGGCAACCGCTGCTTTGATCACGTAGCCTGCGACGGACTTGCCCGCGTCGGCAGTGCCCGCGTCGCCCTGGGCGACCAGCTTGAGGTCGTAGGACCGCTGGCAGCGGATCAGGTCCGACTTCCGCGGCGCCTCACGCCAGCGGTCGACGTACTGCTGACCCCAGGTGTACTCGTAGCCGAAGGCCGGAACCTTCAGGCCGGGACGACCAGGAACGTAGGCGAAGATGACGTCCTTGCCCCAAAGGTAGCCGAGCGACGACGCCTGGCCGATGGCTGCGTTGTTGATGCCGGCACCCGGGACGATGATCTCGTCCACACCGATGATCGAGGCGATCAGTTCCTTGGTGACGATGCCACGCTCGGAGTACTTGATGCGCTCGATGAAGTCCGGGTGGTCCTCCAGGATCGTCATGACCTGGTAGGGGATGATCGCAACGTTCGGCTCGACGAAGATGCGAGCGTGGATCGCGGCCTTCGCGGCGCGCATGACGCCGATCGGGTCCGAGTTGGTGTAGTCGCTCCACTGTGTCACGCCGGCGAGGGTGGTGCTGAGGCCTGCGGCGTAGTTCGCGGCGGTCGTCACCAGGGTCTTCATGGCGACCTCGCGGCCGAGCATGATCTTCGCAGTGATGAGCTCCGTCGCGTCCCGGTCGGGGGCCAGCGGGCTGTCGACGTTCCGACGCTCCTCGTCCGTGACCGGTGTCTGGAGGGCGTGCTCCTGGCAGTAGTAGGCGTCGAGCGACAGCGCGACGCCCGGGACCTCGTTGGCAATGGTGCCGGGCGCACGGAGGTCGTCCTCCGGCTTCCAGGACTCGCGGCCGAAGACGTAGTACTTGTCAGACTGCTTCATCACCGTCAGTGACGGGAAGAGCTTCTCACCGACGAAGCCGTTGTTCGGCCAGCCGACGCTGATGTTCGTCAGCACCTTGTCGATGTGCGCGTTGCCGGACCCAGTGGGTGCATACATGTGTTTTTGTCACTCCCCTCTGGTTACGGAACGATCCGGCCGGCAGGAACCAGCAGAACGTCGATCTGGTCCAGGTCGGCGGCTGCCGCCTGGAGGGCAATGCCAGCCACTCGCGACGTGCTGGCCGCCGTGACGGCCTTGCCAGCCGCCGACGTGCTGACCTCAGCACCGATAGCGATCGCAGCACCTGCCACCACTCGCGAGATGCCCATGAGGCGAACGCCGACGACCACCTTGCCGAGCGCGACCTTGGCGCGGTCGACAGCCTCCTGCACAACACCGATCGGCACCTGCGTGATCGCCGAACAGATGTCGATGGTCTGGGACGCTGTGATTCGGACGAAGAAGAACGGTACAACACCATTCGCGTTCGACGTGTTGTAGGTGGAGACGGCCGTGTAGCCCTTGTCGAGGACAAAGTTTGACATGTCAGCTCACCCCTCTCACGCGTCGACGGGAATGTAGACGGCCTTGCGGTACTCGTTGTACATCGCAGGGTTGTCGCGGGTGACCTTCTCGAGCGCGTCCACGTAGGACAGCTTCGAGGTCTCCATCTCCTGAGCGACAGCGTCGTTGAACTTCTTCTCAGCGTTCCCGGCACCCTCGTGGCCCTTGTTGGCCAGGGAGTTCGGGTCGGTGCCACCAGTCTCACCGAGCGTGGTCACACCACTGCCGTCCGAGATGGACTTGAGGACGGCGAACAGCTTCTCGCTGAACTTGGTCGGCGCCCCTGTCATGAGCGCCATGATCTCGTTGAGCGTGGCGGCACTGTAGCTGACCTTGGCGTCCTTGGACGCCAACTCGCCCAGCTGGCGCTGGGTCTCAGCCAGACGCGCCCGGTCCTCAGCTGCCTGCAGCAGCTCGTTCTGCTTCGTCATCTGATCCATGAAGGCCTTGATGACGGGATTGCCTTCGGCCAACTTCGAAAGCTGGTCCAGCTGGGGGTCGGCGGGCAGGGTCCCGAGCTTCGCAACCTCGGACAGCTTGGTGTCAACCTCAGCGTCCGTAGCAGCCTCGCTCAGACCCAGCTTCCGGCGAAGCTCCTTCGGGTCCACCTGATCTCCTTTGTCCTGTACCGGGACTACCGGGGAGTCCTTGAAGGACAGCTCCGATAGATTGAGTGGCACGAGGTTCTTCATGTAGGGTCGGTTGGTAATACCGCCGCCGAACACGACATCCTTGTACTTGTTGCCCTTTGCGTCTTCCCACTCGTCGGCGAGTTCCGAACTGAAGTATCGGAACTCCTTGTCCTTGACGGACTTGTGTCCTGCAGGAGTCCACTCAACGAGGAGCCAGAGGTCGTTGCCATCGGTACCAGGCCGCGCTTCTGCGGTCTTGACCCAACCCGCCGCCTTGTTACCCATGGCGGCGTCCTGCTTGTGGTCGTAGTCGATGTCAGGATCCACCGTACGGTACTTCTTGACAACGCTCGCAACGTACCGATCGATCTTGGGCTCGTCGAACTTCAACTCGCCGTAGACCGGATGCTGGTACGTTCCACCAGGGAGGGCGTGCACCCAACTCTGTGGCTCACCGTTCGGGCCCGACAGGAACACGACGTCTTTCAAGTCCGCGTAGTATGCGACTGTCGTCAATGTGTCCTCCCTGGTCGGTTACCTTTATTATACTGTAGTCCAAAAGCTAAAGCACTACGTCCCATTTGGACTATCTGGTAGCGAGATAGGCAGTCAAAACTAGGCCCAGCACACCAACAACGGCGCCAACGATCAACGTCGTTTGCGTTATGGGCCTTGCCCGCGTGTCGCTAGCATCACGTCGCTGATCGTCAGCGACCTTCAACGCAGCAGCAGTCTCCTTGACCGTCTTTTCTCGAGAGTCGCCAAGGTCGGCGAGGCGCTGTACTGCAAGAGTCAACACAGTTAGCTCCGCGCCAAACGTAGTGCCCTGACGCGCCAAGATCTCACTCATTTTGTCAAGCGACCCGTTCATCCGTACGAAGTGATTCTCGTGCCGAGCCAACGCGGACGCCACTTCACCATCCAAACGCCCACGATTGTACGCTTCTTCTTGGGGCTGCGTCATATCACCTCCTCGGATGTAAACGGCACCCCTTGCCACCATCGTCCCTACAGTAGACGCACTCAGCCTCCGGAACGGTCGACTCCTGTGTTGCTTCGTCCGGATCCCTTTGGTGGAAGGTTTTGCTGTCGGCCTCCGCCTCGCTTGTTCTTGGCGTCACCCTTTCCACCATTCTTCGGATCGTTGGGGTCATCGATGGGGTCTCCATTCTCGTCCACCTCCGGTGGATCACCTGCGGCGGTAACCTGTCGCCGTGCCGTGGCGAAGTCCTTCGGAGGCATGTCAAGTTCCTCACGGAAGGTCTCCTCGAGCACGTCGTCAGGTTCGATGACGCCAGCACCAACCAGGTTGCGCACGGTGAAGGACTGCGTCCGCAGGTCCTCCCATTCACCAATACGGCGACAGGTCAACTCGGGGTATTCGCGGTCGGGCCCCATAGTGAAGTTCTTGTCCACCATCTCACGAATCACGTATCGGTTCATGATGTCTGTGATGCAGGCTGCCACGTAGCGAGTCGACTTCATGAACATGTCGAGGGAGTCACTCTTCGCAGAGGTCTCCTTGATCCAAGCACCCAACACGTTCGCCATGATGGCCATGTCATGGTGCTCGATCGACTTCATACAGTCGACCATCTGACCTTCCACCTTGGCGAAGAGCAACTCCCACATCGGCGGTAGGACGACATGGGCTCGCTCGTTGGTTCGCAGGTTGCGTCCGAGCTCGTCGGCACGATCCTTGTCGTCCTTCGTCCAACCCATGGGCAGCTTGATGACCGGAATGCCGATGCCGTGCCGTTCCTTCTGAATGCCGTCGATCTTGTACAGGGTGTCCTTGTAGAACCAGTGCTTGTAGACGCTTCTCAGGACTGAAATGCCAGTTAGGTCTCCCGCCTCACCCTCGAGGTTGAAGATGACCAGCTTAGCGATCGGGATGGTGACGGGCTTCTGGGTCGGATTGTCAATCGACCCTTCCATCTCGATAGAGTCAGGACCGCCGTGGGCGTCGTAGTTGAACTCGCAAACATCCAAGGGGTGCCGAGGCGCCAACTTGCGAAGCTTCTGAACGAACTTCCCACCGACAAGCTGCGGCGGGTTCCAAACCTTCTCGAAGGGCATGTAGCCATACTCGGCACATAGCAGCACGTCATTGAGGAGGTTGAACCAAGAAACGTTCAGTTCCTTGAACAGGTTGTTCTGAACAAACTTGGCAATCTTCTTGTCCCTCGACGTGTTGCTCCCAGGCTTCATGAACCAGTGCGCGGCCAGCAGTGGCGTCTTCAGGGCACGCAGCGAGCCTCGAACGATGCCATCATTCCGCTTCATGCGGTAGAAGGTCGTAAGTCCCTCACGCCCCCGAAGCTCAGCCACCCACTCCTCGCGGGTGTACGAGGTCCAAGGGCTTGGCGACGCCGAACCAATCTCTCGCAGGTCCTGAGAGGTCGTAGCGAGAAGGGCATGGCCCTTGGCACTGGTCTTCGCCTTGTCGGTCATGATGATGTAGCCGTGCTCGGCATTGGCGTCCACGAACTCGTAGTTCGACAACACCTCAGCCATCACGATCCCACGGGCCGCAAGCTCCTGCGTAAGCTCAACGCTTCCAGCATCCTCATTGGCATCAATGGCTCCGTGTGCCGGCAACACCTCCACACGGCCATTGGAATCTGTGGCAGTCACTGGGCCCCTTAGAATGACTTGTCGAGTTGACCTAGCTGGAAAAAGCCGCCAGCAGGGAGGGAACGGTCTGCAAATTCACTGGCCCTGTACACATCCGCCAGGTGGCTGTTGGCGCCGAGCTTGAATACGTGCATGAGTCCGTAGCGTAGGGCATCGAGAGCGTGATCAGCCCAAGGCTGGGCTGCCTCTCTTACGTTGGTCTCCGCACGTCCCGTGTCTGGGCTGCGGTAGTTGTTGAATTCGGAGATAAGGTCCTTGCAGGAGTGGTCAACAAACAGGCCAGGCTCCCGTAGGCTGTCAGCGTGCGACAGATCGAGTCGCGTAACCATTTCGGTAAGGTCAGCATTGTCCGACGGCTCTCGAATCTTCAGGAAGGCGTTCATGAGGTCGACACCCTCTTGCCAACCACTCTGCGCCTTGGCACCCTTACCCTCAATCGTCCCGCTCTTCGCCTTGGGGTCCGAGATGCACATATGGAAGTCACGACTTACTTCGGCGGTCGCGCCCGGGCTTGCTGCGTCACCGAAACACAGGTCAACGTGGTACCCATCAGGGTTCGGGGTCTGCTTCATCATGTTGAGAAAGTCCCCCAACATCATGTAGCTCTTGTACCACATACGCCAAACATAGACCCTGTCGAACGGGTCTACCTGGAACTCGACCGCCGCCATAGGGTTCGTGTAACCCCAGTCGAAAGCAATGTAGTTGCGCCAGGCAGGGTTGAAAACGTGCTTTCTTACATGGATGCTTTCCCGGAACGCTCCGTAGATCTTACCCACGAAGGCCGTGAAGTCGGCCGCGATCTCCTGCATGAACCACTCAGGCGCGGTGGTCCGCTCGATAAGCTTGATCTCGTCGTCGTCCCGACCATCAGGGTAAACATACGGGTTTTCCCACGACGGAAACTGCCACGAGTCGTGCTGCTTGTCGTCAGGGTCCTGCCCCCTTTGCCACAACTTGTAGAACCAGTTCTGGCCCTCAGGAGTGGTAGGGAAGTCTGCAGTTCCTCGTCTGTCTGCAAGCGCAGCACGGATGTATCGCTCAAAGGTGTCCTTCTTGTGCTTGGCTGCCTCACTCATGATCACATGGTCAAGGCTCTCGCCGACAAGGTTCTCTGGGTGGTCCGCGGAGCGACACTCGAGGCGGGTCTGCCAGGGAAACTCAATGTACATCGTGCCTTGCTTCTTGTTATACGCCCTCTTGACCCTACGGTCGCCACCGAATTTGAGGTCGATGATCATGGTGTCCCAGATCACTCGGAACTCTTTTTCGGCAAGATCGTACGTTGGTCCTACAATCCATTGGCGCTGCTTCGGCAACATAAGCTTGGGCTGCACGTCCATGCCAGCCATGCGACTCTTACCAAAGCGTCGTCCGCAGCAAGGCAAACGCAACCTTGCGTTTGAGTTGTGGAACAGCCACTGCTTGGGGTGCGGCTCATGCCCCACCAACTTAAAGTACTTCGCCTTGTCGATTACCTTGTAGGACCCGCCGACTCCCTCGGTAGGCGAGTTCTTAGTCATAGCGTTCCCTTACAGCTGAAAGCCAGTAGCGACAACGGCGGCGTTGGTGTTACCAGCCCCCAAGCTGGGGCACGACACCACAATTGCTGTGTTAACAGCGCTCGCCGGAATCGGCTTCGAGAACACCACCACTAGTGGCGCCAGCGCTGCTGTTACCCCCGCAGGCACGGCTACTGCAAAGGTCATAGTACCCCCGGAGGTACCAGTCACCGCCAACAGCACCACACTCGCAGCGGTGGCCCCAGCACCAGTCAACACAAACCCGGTAATGTAGGTGGTCTTACCTGCAACGCCGGCCAGAGTTGCTGCCGCTACTGCAGCGGCAACGTTGCCACTACTTGCGGCAATGTCAGCAGTGGCAGCCACTGCCTGCTTGAGTTTGGTCGTGGCGCCCATCAGTGGCCGGTCCGAAAATAGAACACACCGGTCTGCTTCGCGTGGGTTGTTGCCACCGGAACGTTCGTGATTACGAACCGCTTACCACCACGCCAGATCACAATGTCTGCCTGCGTCGCGCTATCGCGGTTAGTGATGTAGCCAGACCACGACCGCCCGCCACCGTTACGGTAGATCACGTTCCGTCGCCCCTGCTTCTTCAACACCGTCGGAATCGGCTTCTGCGCCATCGCCCCTCCTAAAAGATCTTGCGCTTACCACCTGAACAGAGCTCCACACGGCCGGGACTACTCTGCAGACATCGTGGAAGTAACGGCCTCGAAAACCTTCTCCCAGGGAGCGTTCTTCGTAGGGTCAAGGCCTGCCTTGCCCAGAACACGATCCACAATGTACGTGCTCGCCGTTAGCCTTACCCTTGAGTTCGGGTCATTGGTGGCAATCCGGACGATCGACTGCGCAGCCAGAGGCGCCGCATCCTCCAGGATACTCTCTGCGAGCTCCGCCCCAGACTTCTCTGAGAATACAGTCCGTTCCATGCTGGCGCTCTCTTCGAGAGCGCGCATTGCCTCCGGGTCGTCGAACTCGTTCTCGTCGAAGCTTCTCATGGCGACCTCCCTTTGCTCTCATTCTATAGGAGTCCCTTTTGGATAGCACTACGTCCGCAGAGGTTTTCTTTGTGCATATACGCGCTCTCTGTTTCCAGTTTAGATCGCAATTAGATAATTGCGATCTTGCTCGGGCCCTAGGCTAACGACCTTGCGATTCCGATCGATCTAATCGCTGTCTAAGTATGCACAAACGCGAAGGAATCACAGAGCTCAGCACTAGCGGTAGCGCTGGACTACACCTTCCACTACAGACGTTGTATTACTACAACTCTCTGTCTCTTTTTGCAAGCACCGTGCTACTTGTATGTGACCTTGTATTACTACAATCCGCTGTCTCTTTTTGCGTAGACCGTACGGACCTGTACTGATCTTGTTTTAGCTATTATAATATAGTTATAAGAAAAAAAAAACAAAACGAACTAGCGCGCAGCAGCGCAGAGAGGATCATAACTAAACAGAACAGTACGTTCGCGCTCGCAGACACGAGTGGCGATGGTACATTGACAACTACATACGTAATGAATCGATCTTAGATTCAGCTAGTCTCTGATGGCATCTAGATCCTAAGACTCTACATCCGGTAGCGTACGAGAATCAGATTCCTAGAAGGAGACGGCCATGGCTGAGAAGATGGACATCCGCAAGGTCTGGACCCGTGGCGAGCACGAGGGCTTCACCGCCTACATGGTCGCAACGATCGTGAACGTTGAGTTGGACCGTCGGGGCCTCGAGCAGATCCGGCCCCAGATGATGTACAACTACGACAAGAACGGTCTGATCAACGGGACCAAGGGTCAGAACAAGGAGAACCGAGACGGCAAGTTCGGCTACACTACCGCCGAGGTCGTCGCGTTCGCCGAGAAGTTCGGGAACATGCGGGAAGCGAAGGGCCGCAAGGTTCCGGTTGCCCCGGCTGCGAGTGCATTCAGCATCGAGGATGTTGCTGAGGCCGCCGAGTACATCGCAGAGACCGAACCCACGCTCGAGTTCGAGACCAAGTAGTACCGGATGTCATCAGAGGCTAGCTGAACCTAAGATCAGAGGGAGGTGGCAAGTGACCAAGCTGCAATGGGCGATCATGCGACAGATCCCCAATACGGTACTGTTCGCCCTGGCTCTAGGAGCCATGATCGGAGGTTAGCGTGACGTACGTGTCCAGACTTCGAGCCAAGCTGGATCCTCAGCATCCATGCAACAAGAGCTTTCCAGGTACCGGAAGGCCACCGCCGGACGACGACAAGATCGAAGAGGACTTCCAAGCGGACCTGCTGAACGGTTACCGAAGGTACGTTGGGACTGGAAAGAACCGCAGGAAGAACCGGTGCGAAACATGCTTCCAGTACCGGAGTGCCAACGGAACGTGTAGCTGCCAGGAGTAGAGCGATGGGGTCGAAAGGCCCCGAGGAGGAACAGTGTTCAAGAGGAAGTCCAAGCGACCCGAGGCTCGGATGACACGGGTCTGCGAGACCTGCTACCGAGCCGCGGACCTGTTCGACCGACCGCTACTGACGATGACCGATGACAAGGACTGCCAGTCCTGGTGGTGCCAGAGGGAGCTGACAGCGTGACCGAGGTCGAAAAGATCGAGAAGCTGTTGGCCCAGTACAAGCGGGGCATGATGACCCGCGAGGAGTTCTGGGACCAGTTGATGATCACCTGGACCGAGACCACGCCGGTCGAGAGGTTCCACCAGCGACACCCGACAGGGTGGCGTAGGCCGTAGGGATAAGGAGCATAGATAGTGCAAAGCCAGGATCTCCCGGCCCTGCTGGAAGGCAAAGGCCGGGAGTCCGGGATCAGCATGGAGCGGGCCCTGAAGCAGGTCCTGCACCTACTGGAGACCCGGCATGCAGACAGCGACGAAGAGACCGACATGGTCGAAGCGTCCATCGACGACGTCAAGATGATGCTCGGACGGATCCGGCACTAAGGGAGGTGAGATCCAGGTGAAAGGCTTCGAGTGGAACTAGTGTGAGGGAGGGGCCTTCGGGCCCCTATCCTTGTGCCCAATTTCCGGGGCGAAAAGAGCGGAGGCTTTCCGCCCCCGTGAACGTGCTTTCAGCACAGATCCACACGTGGATTGGATCGGAAAGTTGCGTCGTAAATAGCGAGATAGTTACATTGAGCAGGCCCTCTAAGTACTAGCGATATCAAGCGCCCATTACTATGTAAAGAAAGGTAACAGTCCAAAAAATCGTAAAAATAGGGAAGGTGGTGAATGAAGGATATCTGCATCTTTTACTACTTATATACTCTTCTACTCTTTCTCTATACCTAAATCTAAATGACGGTGCAAACATGTCAAAAAGGCGATTCGGCACCCTCTAGATTCCTCTGGATTCGCTTTTTTCGGCAAAAGTTTTCCCGTGTCGAACTCGTTGACACCAGTGTAGACTAAAAAAGTAAGGGGTATAATTGAGATATGAGCGAAACCGAGGGATACGAGGGCGCGAAAAGCGAGGTCGTAATCAAGCTATGTCCTCGGTGCCCTCAAGTGGGCCGGATCCCAGCCAATGAGCGCGAGGTTAGCAAGTCTGGCAAGCACTGGGGGTACTGCAAGCCCTGCATGTACGAGTACCAGAAGGACCGCAGGGACGCACAGAACACTCTTTTAGAGATCACCAAGCCCGTAGGACCTTTCGTAGCAGGCCAGATTGATCGGCGCGCAGAGATTAGCGAGGCGGAGATTAGGCATGGCAAGATTCAACACGCCCGGAGTGTGTTGGAACCCAAGCAACGTGGGCGTAAACACGGTGACAACAAGTGTCCTCGATGTCTGGGCAACCAGAGGGCTGACAACTCCGCGTACTGCACGGAATGCAGCTCCGAGTATCGCAAGGATCGACGCGAAGAGCGGATCGCCGCGCTGAATCGTGCCTTGCAGGAAGCGCAACGGTTGGAGCAGGAGAGGCGACAGGCCATTAACCAGGCGTACTTCGACGCGTTCGGCCACTGGCCCACAGTCAAGACCACTGAGGAGGAAAACGAATAGCTTCGCGGCGTAAAGACCGGTGCTCTTTAATTCGCACACTTGTGTCGCCCTTAAATCTGCATTATACTAAAAATAAACAACCAAAAAGCTAACATCGAACCAGAACCTACGAACACAACCAACTCCGTGTGGAGTTCCGGTCTCGCTAGAGGAGAGGCGCCATGAAGGTTGTAGCTAGATGCAAGAAGCACGCAGGAGCGCAGGTACTGTTGCTCGAAGCAACACTCGGGTACCTAGACGCTGAAGGAGCACAGGTACAGAACAACGAGGTACCTGTAGCTGAGATTCATTTGGATCTTGGCAACACGTACTGCACGGTCGACGATCCTTTCAACCACGACATTGTCTTTGTGGTCATTACCGAAGACGGCCACTGGCTTTGCAACGCCGACTAGCTCCGTGTGGAGCTTGTATCAAGCGCATTCGACCGGATGCGCCATGTACGACAGGTACGACAGGTAGACAAGGCCGAAACCGGATTGTCGGGAGACAAGCTGGTCCACCAGTTAGGCTGGTGCTGAGGAGGCCAAGATGTACATTGAGGACGAGGACCACGCAATCGCAGTGGCTCTGTGCTTTCAGGAGGTGGCCACACACTGGAAGCACCTTGGAGCGCTCCCGACGCTGATTGGTTGGCGTCGCAACGAGGAGCTGTCCGTGGACGGCAAGAACGTGTACGACTTCGGCTTCGAGGAGAACGGCCTCGTGCGCGTCTTCGAGCTCGACGGCGACGTTCAGATCACGTTGGAGGCATGATGTTCCCTGGTGCTGGTGCGCAGGTGTACTACAACGAAGCCGGCGAACCGCTCGGCTGGGACAGCGCTGACTACGACGGACCGCAAGACGCCTTCGACGCATACAACGAGGAAGAGGACTACGATGACGACGACCTGGATGAAGACGAGTAACGGCGTCGAGATCAGAGGCGATCTCGACGTCTTCACCTACGACTACAAGTGGGGCAAGGTCGACCCCGTCGACTTCGCCAGGGTGATGAAACGGAACGCCGAGACGAAGTGGGAGCTCAGCTCCAACGACTACTGGTTCAACGTCGTCTACCCGGACGGCAGCAAGGGGCTGTTCAACGGCGAACGGATGACCACCGTCTGCCCGGCCTGTTACCGCAAGTACGCCGAGTGCCACCTCAACAAGACCCCCGAGGACATGCCGATCACGGACCGCCGGTCCGCTGAGGCCTACATCGACGCCGTGTACGAGCGCCAGAACAAGACCTTCGAGGACCCGGGCGAAATCGGCCCCGGAATTCACAGAGACACGCCTAGTAACTAAAGAGGAGAAGTCATGAAGGTCAAGATCATCAAGAAGGTTCGCCTCGAGTTCGACCAGGAAGAGATGGACATTATCACCGGAGCGCTGAGCTACGTCGGCATGAACGCCACGAACGACAGCCTGCACCAGGGTGCGCAACGGCTCGAGGAGCTGATCCACAAGGCGTTGATGAACGAGGCCCAGCAGGTCAACCAGTACTGAAGGGTTCGTGGGGCAGCCACCAGTGGTGGAGGTCCTGCAAGCCTTTTAGTGAGGCGTGCTTTCTTTCGGGAAAGAGGTTAAGATGGGAATAGGGTTCCCGATAGACAAAGGCGAACGATTCCGTGACCTGAACGGAATCGTTGCTATCTTCGAGGACTACTACGTCGGAACAGCGTTCTGGACGCTGGAGGAGTCGGGCATCGAGTTCTCCCAGCCGTGGGATGTGTTCTACCAGCAGTACATGCTGGGACTAGTCGTGGAGGTTTGTGATGGGCCGGCGGCTTCGGAAGCTGCGTAAGTGGCTGTTCTGGGACGATGGGCGTCAAGGCGCAACGGAGGCGTGGTCTCCGACGCAAAGCACCGCACGGGCTGGACAGTCAGGCGACTTCGACGAGGCTGAGATTTTCTTGGCCTTCGACAAGCTGATCGCCTCGTGCTACGAGAAGCCCGACTACCTTCGCGAGTTCGAAGAGCAGTCGATGGCGTCGCACTACTACCGCCAGATTGATACGGCCACGAACTACACGAACCAGGACGCGAAGAGGCTCAAGGCCGTTCTCGCCTACGCCTAGCATTCCATCGCCGTGTGGTGCTGTGCTTGGCTACAACGTGGCACTCATCGGCATCAATGATTACGTTTTGATTACGACTCTTGCGTTTAATAAAACCTTGGGTTATAATAAAACATGACCAGATGTTGTAAGTGCAAGTGCGAACTGACGCTGGAGAACTCTTCGGCCAGCGATGCCTACTGTAGGCTTTGTCGAAGCGCATACAACAGCCAGGCAGACGGTTCTAGACGACGCATGCACAACATGCTCTACAGAACAGGCCTTAGGTTCACGCTTGAGGAACTGGTGGCCTTCGCAGAGACGTGTGATGGATTCTGCGACATTTGTAGAGATCCGATCACAGGACGTAACAGGCACCTAGACCATGATGCCAATACGGGCAAGCTTCGCGGCTGGCTTTGTGGCAATTGCAACATGGGCATAGGCAAGTTTAAGGATGACCCGCAAAGGCTATCCGCAGCCATTGCCTACTTGACCCACTAAAAAGACTTATATCGCTCCCAGCGAGATCCCGTGTGTCGACACAAGATCTGCGCTATACTAAAAAGAAAAAGCAAAAGCGCAGTAGAGACAAGGTCATAAACGATCTCCGAGATCTACGTGATTTCCAGATCGAAACGCTGTACAATTGAGGTAAGACCAAAGGATGAAGGAGCACACAGTGAGCGACAGCAACCCGTTCGACGCGAACGTCCAGGAAGAGAATGGTGTGGAGCTCGAGACCACCGACGACGGCGACGTGACCGACGACAGCTTCGAGCAGGACGTTGAGACCGTTCCGGCGAGCAACGAGGACGTCGAGGTCGTGCCCGCTGCCCCGACCGCGCAGACGGTCCAGGCTCAGACGAAGGCGCCGGCCCGTCCGGTGGTTCCCGAGGGCTACATCACTCCGGTCCAGTTCGCCAAGGAGCTGACCGAGAAGCTTCGCAAGGACGGCGTCCTGGCCGAGGGCGAGGTCATCGCGCCGCAGGTGATCTACAGCTACGTCAACCAGGGCAAGAAGGCCGGTGCGGACCCCGCCAAGACCCTCAAGAGCTACGAGGAGGGCGGCCGGGTCAACCTCCTGAAGCGCGACGAGGCCTTCGCGTACTGGGCGGGCAAGGCCCAGCGCGTGCAGGAGCGGCTGCGCGCGGCCAAGGAGAAGGCCGCGGCCAAGGAGAAGGCCGCCACGCCGGTGCCCGTCGTCGAGGCTGAGGCTGCTCCCGCGGAGCCGATCGTCGAGGTCGAGTAACAAACAAGGGCCTCTGACAAGCCGTGAGGCGCGAGTTCGAAACTCGCCAGAGGTACGTGCACATCTTGTCAAATGTTGATGCAGAAGCACGTAAGGCTACTTGCTCTGAGTGCGGACCTGTGACTATTGTACATCAAGGAAAGGGTCGCTATAAGTGTACTGTAGCTCGAAAGGCTTACCATAAGCCATACAGAGCTTACGTTGACAAGCAATGTGCAAAATGTAACTTCGTGGCTGTCGATCCATGCCAGTTGGATGTGGACCACAAGGACGGTAACCATCAAAATAACGAGCTGTCAAACCTTTGGACGCTGTGTGCCAACTGTCACAGGCTAAAGACGCTGCGCCCTGATTTGTTTTGATTTCTTGCGCACCTGTAGTTCATCGGCTGAACGGAAGCCTCTAAAGCTTCGCGTAAGTGGGTTCGACTCCCACCAGGTGCTCGTGTAACAACACCGTCGAGGAAACCGACGTGAAAAAACCATGACCCGGGCGGGTACAAAGCTACGAGCCTAAGCCCGCCCGCCTAGCACACGTAGCTCAATGGATGAGCAGGCGCCTCTAAAACGCTTGGACGAGGGTTCGATTCCCTCCGGGTGCACGGAAAGGTAAGAGACAAAGCGTCCCAGGCATCCTCGGATGGTTTAGGGAGACAGCGGGAGTGACGTCCCTCGCCTCGGCTGTATGTAGGGTACCATTACCTGTGGCCGGACAAATTCTTACCTTTGCACCAAGGGGAAGCCGGTACATGGTAGACTAGCTAGTTGCCGGACCGGTTTGGAGGTTCGAGTCCTCCCTTCCCCACGAAAGATTGCCACCTTGCGGTGGCTTCTTTTAAGGCTGGTTAGTGTATAACTGACTAGCACTAGGAGGTGAGCTGGTGGCAAAGAAGCTCGACTTCGGAACTGGTGAGTTGGAAGTGCTCCAACGCGTCGTCGACGAAGCCATCGAGACTGAACAGGCGTTCCAGGCACACGAAGAAGCAGACGGCGTCTGTTTAGGGGCGCCGCTCTTCGAGGTCGAAGGAATGCCTGTCATGACAGAAATGAAGGCTGATTCCATCAGCTACGAGGAGAACCTGAAGCGAGTCAAGGCGAAGCTAGAGGAGGTGAAATAGCATGACGGAAGGAATGCCTGCACAGTTCGACCACTGCATGCGTGTGTACGCGATGATGGACAGCGAGTCGCGGACCGAGGAGGTCGATGGCAATCCTGAAGGGATGTCCGTCGAGAGGAAGGTTTGGGAGGGTCATACCACCAGGATCTTCAACGACTTGCGCCTGTCGACGCCGTACTACACGTCGGTGATGGCACACCTCAAGCGCATGGGCTGCGTCGAGCAGCTTCGCCGAGGCGGTGGCAGTGCCACATCGTTGTGGCTTCTGATCCGCGAACCCACCCTGGACCTGTACGAGAAGAAAGGGTCAGGGCACGTCAATCCAACGACGCTGACCGGCCGCACCGCCGAGAACGAGCGCAACATTCGCGAGCTCAACCGCAAGATGGACATCATCCTACAACACCTGGGAGTGAAGCTGTGATCGAACAGTGCAAGCTCTGCAAGAAGGACGTCGACCTCTGCCACTGCGATGGGGTGGAGCTGTGAGCATGCTTCAGGAACTGCTGGCGATGATGACGCCAGAGGAGCGCGTTGCCGAGTTTGGCACGGTGGAGGAGAAGCGGGCCTACATCGCGGAGAAGCGCCTCGAGAACCCGAACTGGGTCAACACGATCTTCCCTCCCGGCAAGGATAAGCGCAATGTCGCTTGGACTCCTTGTCACCGAGGCATGGCGCGTGGCTACGTGAACGCGTCTGAGGACACGGTCATGAACTACGGTCGTCGCAAGTCATTCTCGGCCAGGAACGGGGCGAAGCCTAGGAACGCGAGGAAGTCCCGTGCTCACTGAAACGCGAAAAGTGCTGCAGCCAAAGGCTGCCTGGGCAACAACGCTCTGTCCGTACGCGGTCAAGAAGGGGCGCCTGCAGATGTGGCACGACTGCGCACAGCAGGCAACCTACGAACTCGACGGTCAGCTGTACTGCTACGAGCACTGGAACGATCTGAAGATGGCAACGAGCTGATGGCTAGCTTCGAAGAGGCTAGGGCATGTCCGAAGTGTGCTGTTCCGGGAACGATCGGACGGTCGAAGAGCATCCCACGAAGTCGTGACCAACTCATCACGTTGACTTGCGGCAACGAACGGTGCAAGTGGTTCAACACGAACTGGGCTGTGCAACGCCGGCCGGATGGGTCGGTTCCCGATCCCGACCCGCGTGGACACATCAAGGAGTACCCGAAGACGAGTCCCTCAGGGCTGGTTACGGCGAACATCCAGAACCTCCAGGACCTACTAGAGGCACAACGTCGAGCGGGAGGCGCAGAAGTATGAGCGACGTGGAGTTCGGAGATCCAGACAAGACCCAAGAGCCGAAGCTGTACAAGATTCGGTACGAGATGGTCTACAGGGTCTGGACCGAGACCGAGGTTACCGAGGAGAACTACGCTAGCATGGACGAACAGGCGGCTTTCGCCGAGGCGATGGAGGACGACGAGGCGACCATCTACGAGAACGTCTTCGAGGAGGAGATCTCGGCCAACGGTCCGGACGGTGCGTACATCCTCGTCCAGCTGGTGCATCCCGACGGTCACGTGGTAAGGCAGGGCGTCATCGAGGGACGCCCGAGCGACGTGCAGCCGACATACCTGGTTAACAGCATGGAGCATGAGACCCCGAGCTAAGAGCTCGAGCTCTAGGGAATCCAACGATTGTGCATAGTTAGACAGCGCTTAGACAAGAGGGAATAACGTTAGCAAGGCTTAGTGTAGCCGCGCTGACATCGATTGTCTAATCGCTGTCTATCTATGGATTATCGATACGGTACTCCACACGGAGATTGGATCGGCTGATGGAGGATCCAGCACCGAGAATGGCAATTGGTGAGTATGCCAAGTTACGGCATATCACACCGCAAAACGTCCACTACTACATTCGGCAGAAGCGACTTGAGAAATACAAGTGTGACTGCGGGCGGTTTGTAGTGGATACTCACGAGGCAGACATTGCCATGGGTTTCAAGAAGAAGGAGGTCCCTGACGGTGGGACACAAGAGGATCGAACAGGTGGTCAGGCCGATTGAAGGCATGACCTACGACGTGGGCCTCGACAGGTATCGGTGCGACTTTAACTCGGCGGAGAAGCCGTGTGGTCGAACGTACCGCTACCCGTCGGCTGCGGAGCATCACTACGTGAACCACACAGTTGCGAAGGTGGACGTAGTGCTCGCGACCGACAAGTTCCTGGTGGACCCAGAGGTGATAGGTGGTGACGTCCTCCGTATGATCGTGCGTCGGTTGGAGAGCGGCGTGATCAACGTGCCTGAGTTGGTCCTGCAGCTCAACGGTGCGGCGCTCGCCATGGATTGGCTGCACGACGAGTTGGCCAAGGCAAACGTTCGCAGCCTCCGGAAGAAGGCCGACGCCTGGGACCTGATCGTCGAGATCCTGGCGAAGGACCCTGGCATGGTGAAGGTGCTCGCCGATGCCGCTCAGTAGGCTTCTGATTCAGGGTGCCGTCAAGTGTCCGAACTGGCAGGAGTTCCGTAGGTCCCTGAAGGGAATCTCGACGGAGCGCAAGCTGATCTACCTGCTGGAGTACGTTAAGCCTCTCGACTGGCGGCAGCGTCGTGCCTCGGACAAAGAGACCATTGCGATCGTGGCGTGGAAGTTGGATGACTGCGACGTGACAACGCGCCAGGTTCAGATCCTTAACTACCTCACGGCACTGTCACGTGGTGGTCAGATCGCGCCCGTCCCTGAGCGCTACCAGTACGTTGACCAGGTCGAAGGGTTCCTCCGAGCAAAGAGGTACGTGATCCTCAAGTGAGTGACGAGACGAAGGTTTTGTTGTGCCTCATCGTCGCAATTACGGTCATCGCAGTTGTACTGATCCTGAAGTGGGGGTAGAGGTGACACGAAGCAAGCAGTACGGAAAAGCCGATCGGATCGTAGGTGCTCTCCGCCGTGCGCACGCTGGTATGGTTGGATGGCACACGCGGAAGGACATCTACGACAAGGCCTGCCGGGACGCTGATGTCGCCGATCAGCCGCGGCCGAACATGGAGGTTGGCAAGCGTCCAGCACCTGTCGCCAGCTTCATCGCCAGGAAGTTTCTGAGCGCAGCTTCTGAGGACGGCCACCGCTACTGCAAGGGGCATCACGTCATCGGCGTGGAGTGCGAGCACCACTGACATTGAGGTTGGTGACCATCCCGAAGGATGGTTACCTTCCTAGATGCCAGAGGGAAGGATGGTAATGGAACTCTTTCCACATCAGGTGGAGGCTGTCGCTAAGTTCACGAAGTATGGCCGTCAGTGGCCTCACGTGCTGCTTGGTGACGATATGGGTCTTGGGAAGACAGTGACAGCCATTGCCTTGGACAAGGAGTGGCGGACGTTCGAACACGGGGAGCTTCAGAAGGAGTGGCTTGGCAACGTTCGTCACATGACCTTGGTCGTGACTCTTAAGAGTCTCATCTCGATGTGGGAGGAGCACTTCGCACAATGGAACCCGGATTTGAAGGTCCTATCTTTGAGCAACACGGCCCGCGGGTCTCTTGTCGAAGCTTCACTTCAGCAGAAAGCAGACGTCTTCATCGTGAACTGGGAGACGCTGCGTCTCGAGCCACGGCTGGCACAGGTCAAATGGCTACACATGATCAGCGACGAGGTTCAGAAGGCGAAGAACCGGAAGGCGTTGTTGACAGTCGCCTGGAAGAACGTACGAGCGCTGCACCTGACGGACATGTCGGGGACGTGGGCTGACAACGCGCCCGATGACGGATGGTCGATCCTGAACCATCTGTACCCACGTAAGTGGTCCAGCTACTGGGCCTTCTACAACCACCACATTCTCTTCCAGCAGAAGATCAATCCCAAGACCGGGCAGTCGTACAGGAAAGTGTTGGGCGTGCACGATGAGGAATCCCTTCAAGAAGACATGCGCCCCTTCTACGTTCGTCGAACTAAAGAAGCGGTCCTCAAGGACCTTCCCGAGAAGAGCTATTCATGCATCCGGGTACGTTTGCATCCCCAACAGCGGCGTGCGTACGATGACATGCGACGAGACATGTTGGCCTGGGTGGGGGAGCACGAGAGTGATGTCCTCGCAGCTCCTGTCGTCATTGCTAAACTCATGCGACTCCAGCAGTTGGCAGTAGCGTACGGAGAGATGCGTCGAATCGAACAGTTCACCTGGAGGGATCTTCCTAGCATCGACGAGCTCGACCCGGACAACGTAAAGTACATGCTCAACCATCCAGAGATGACCTTTAGAGTAGATCCCAAGGCTGGTGGGAACCAGACAAGGGTAAAGGAGATCGTCTCGAAGTTGTTCCTGACAGACCCATCGGCCAAGCTCGACGCCTTTATGGAGCTACTGGAGCAGTTGCCTGCGAAGGAAAGCATCGTTGTCTTCGGTCAGAGCAAGCAGGCAATTCACCTGTTGGCGCAGAGGCTCGACAAGGCGGGCGAATCCTACGGCATCTTAACAGGTGATGTGACATCTGATCGCGTTCGCGGACAATTGGTCACGGACTTCCAAGCAGGCAAGTTCCGGGTCTTCATGGGAACGATCAAGGCTGGCGGCGTAGGCATCACCCTTCACAGAGCATCGAACATGGTGTTCCTCGACAGGGACTGGTCGCCATCCAAGAACAGACAGGCTGAGGACCGCATTCATCGGATCGGGCAGAAGAACGCCTGCATGTACTACGACCTGATGGCGGACGACACTATCGACATGGGTCGATTCCAGCAGATTCAAACCAAATGGGAATGGATCAAAAAGATCCTCGGCAGCTGACCGATTCAATGGCCGTGTGGAGCTGTGCGAGAACAAGGAAGGGGGATTCGCCATGAATCAGAATGTGAACGTCTCCGCACAGCAGACGAAGTTCGTCACGGTGACGATCGGCATTACCGACCAGCAGTGGGACGACTACCTGCGTCCGCTGCTTGAGGCGGGTCGGCAGCACGTGAAGTTCGAGGACAAGCAGCAGACCGCGTGCGCGGTCTCGTTTGCAAGCAACCTAATGTCTGGGACGGACAGGGCCGTCTACGACGCAAGGGAGGACGACTGATGAACCTGACAGCGAAGCAGTTGGTGGGCCTGGCAGGCCACATTGACTTGATGACGGAGGCTGCGGTTAAAGACCCGAAGGTTCGTATCAGTGGCCGATTCAGCATTGAGCTCGAGTGGCAGGAGGCCGGGCGCGGTACGTCTACCGGCCAGTACCTGCTGTGTGATGTAAACTCGCAGGAGACGACACGATGATCAGTGACTGCAAGGAATGCATCGAGGGCCGACACGAAGAGTGCAAGGTCAAGAATTGCGTTTGTCAACACATCAGGACGGAGGTGCTCGATGATGGAACCATTGCTCCGGTCGGAGTTCGACGCGACGTCCGTTGAGCCGGACGGCTACATCGAAGTCGTCTATTACGGCGAGATTCCAAACGAGACGTACTTCTTTAGCGACATCAAGAGGTGGCACTGGTCGGCGGACTACCAAACGTTGGCCATCATTTTCAATGGTGGTCAAGGACGTGTCGAAGTCCCTGTAGAGGCCATTCGCAAGGTCCGAGTACGCGACAATAGTGAAGGCTACGTCCTGGCACAGCAGTTCATCTCGGCTGTCGACGAGATCGAGGTCGTCGAGGCGAAGCTACGGTTCCTCAAGGGTAAGATGCTCCAGAAGCGAGAGGAGATGCTCCGATGGCACGCTACATCCTCGTCGAAGTAAACGATAACGAGACCGCCGGCGATCTGGTCGCAGCGCTTCAGATCGACGGTGAGATGCACTTCTACCACAAGTTGCAGGCAACGCCTGAAGATCGAGAGTACACGGTCAAGAGCGTTGCAGCGAAGGTCGTTGGCCTCTTCGCCAAGCCGGTCAAGTTCTGCGACTGTCCCAACCCAGGTGACAAGCAGGTACGCGGTGCAAAGTTCGGCTGGTGGGTACATGCAGTGTGCGGCAAGCCTATGAAGGGTCATTGTCAGCACCCACGCAACCTTATCGAGCCGGATGGTTACAAGCCTCCGCGGGAGGAACGTTGGGGGTACCTCGGAATCTGGGAGCGTGGCGATGAGGCTTCGTAAGCTAGTAGTGGTAGCATTGGCGACTCTGTCGCCACTTCTAATGGCAGGCTGTCCTCAAGAGTCAGGGTCTGCACCAAACCCTGGACAGGGAGGGCACGGATTCAACGATCCCAATCCCGGCCAGCAGCCGCCAGTACCAGCAGCCGATCCTGGACCACAAAATGATCCCAAGCATACGCGCCTACAGGTAACCTGGAAGGGTGAACGTGGCGGACAGGTCGAGGTGACGATCAATAGCGTGTTGCAGCCCAAGGAGACGGTGAAGAAGCCCGTCAAGGAGGGCACACAATATTACGGTCAGTGGACGAAGGACCTAGCGGTGGCTTCTGGGTACACCGTTGGATTCACGTTCTTTCCAGACGTGCCAGGTATGTTTGCCCAGTGTATCGTCCAGTACAAGGGGCAGGTGCAGGACTTCGCACAGGTCCAAAGTGGTCCCTGCGCCGTAGGCTACACCATTCCGTAAGGAGACGTTATGGCAAGGCTTGCACCTGAGAGCGAGTGGCTGCTACAGCAGATGGGCGGTGAGGTCGTCCTCTTCCACGAGCACACCGAAGAGGAGATCGTCCGCTTCAATCCGGCCGACGGCAACGCGGCCGCTCAGGCACAACTGCCCATCCACAACAGCGACAAGTTGACCGACGAAGAGAAGTCCTTCGCACACTTCTGGTCGGGCTACTTCTACGCACATGCGAACATGAAGGGATTCACAACGGTCATCAGGCTGGACGAGCCAGCAAAACTGGACGGATTGTTCGAACCCTACGAAACAAAGTTCGACTAGCGACGAGACCTTCCCGGCATGGCATCTGTGGGTTCGAGTCCCACCCGGGGAGCTTGAGTATGACCCCCTCATACTCATTGACATCAATAGGAGTGCTATCATGGTACAGGACTCCACACGCACGTTGCCTGGGCCGATGACACGTGCGTACCACCATCACGTTGTCAAGGCTGATCTCTTTGAGATCAAGGCCAACGCTCGACGTGAAGCCATCAAGAAGGTGATCATCCAACGTAACCCAAACGCATCGTCCGAGTGGGTGGAGAAGGAATGCTCGGCTGACCACTACTTCAAGGCGCACGTGGCGGCGCAGCAGTTCCACGTGCGGCAGGCCACGATGTATGGACTGGGCGCCATTCTGGAGGCTCTATCTTCCGAGGGGTAAATATTTAATTGCCCTAGTGCTTTTCCATCGTGAGTCCTTTAGAATAAGATTACAAAGAAAAACAAGGGGACAATATGGAACTCACAACAGTCGAAGATTACATTGAAGCAAAGCTGACACACTCGATTCACACGTCAGGTCGTCGGTCCTTCAGAGGTTGTCGGCGTAGGTGGAATTGGATCTTCAACCAGTTCTACTACCCCACGGTGACTGCCAAACCCTTGGAGTTCGGCGTCGCGGCCCACAAGGCGTGGGAGGCGATGTACGATCCCGACCAGTGGTACGATCGTGCGGCTTCGGCGGCGGTAGCTCTGGTAGTCTTCAAGAAGACTGTTGAGGCTCAGAGGGCAGCCTACCGCGACAAGCATGGTGAACTGAGTCTCGAAGAGGAACAGGACTACGACGAACGCGTCGAGCTCGGGCTTGGCATGATCAAGTACTACGGCAAGAAGTTCCTACCCTACGAACAGCTGACTCCCATCAAGGTCGAAGTCGCATTCGAGGTACCGATCAAGCACAGCGATGGTCGTGAGCTCTGGTGCAAGTGCGACAACTGCTGGAACCGCTACATGGCGTTCTGGAAGGCTCGGATCGAAAGTGACCCGGAGCAGTCGTATGTCCCGCTTGCCATCTCTCACCACGCCTGGAAGGGTCTGCCGGTCACGTACGGCGGGCGCATCGACGTCCTGTTCGTGGACGAGTACGGCCGCATCTGGATCGGTGACTGGAAGACAGCAGCGCAGCTCACCGCCGACGGCAAGGACCAGTTCCTCCTCCTGGATGATCAGATCACGTCGTACTGCTGGGCGTTGTGGACCCTCAACTTGGACATCGCAGGCTTCCTGTACATGGAGATCAAGAAGGGATTCCCGCAGGAGCCGGAGCCGCTTAAGAGGCCGTACCGCGGGTGTATCTACTCCACGTCGAAGAACAACGACTATGACTACGAGACGTATGTCAAGACGGTCGAGGAGAACGACCCCTTCGGTTACGTGAATGGCAACTACAACAGCTACATTGAGTGGCTGCGCACCGAAGGCGTAGTCTACCACCGCCGGCACCAGATCGATCGCTCCGAAGCAGAGCTACAACTCGCCGGCGACAACATCTTCGAAGAGGCGGCCGACATGGTCGACCCCAATCTTCGTATCTACCCCTCCCCCGGACGTTTCAGCTGCAGCTTCTGTGCGTTCATCGATCCGTGCCTGGCTGCCAACAGGGGAGACCAAGTTCTGCCGCTTCTAGAAGTCATGTACGAGAAGCGGAAGTATCATTATTGGGAGACGAAGGAGCCATCAACGGAAGGTAAGGGTGGAGAGTAATGACAGATGGTGAGTACGGGCTTACGGCAGACGACGCCTACAAGATGGAGCTAGAGGCCGAGGACAGGCAGCATGCTATCAAGGACCTCCTTGACAACTGGAAGCACGATCACAGCTTCATGTTCGTGAAGCCCGAGGACGACGAGGGTTGGACCATGTTGGTCCAACGGGTGTTGCAGGCGTGAATACGGCAGCGCTTGTCTGTAGCGTCAGCTGTCTCGTCGGCATGATCGTCTGCATAGGCTGGTTGGTAGCGCAGGCGAAAGCAGGAGTCCTGAAGGGTGACGATGAGGCATGAGCGTTCTCGATCAAACACTCAGCCCCAGAAGTTTGGGGGGCCTACCAATCAGGGCAGCTTCCTCAGCCAATCCGCATCTCAACATGCTGATCTATGGCAGCTACGGCGCAGGCAAGACGCTACTCGCTGGCTCAGCGACTGAGGTGCCCGAGATGCGGAAGGTTCTAGCTCTCGACATCGAGGGTGGAACCTTCACACTACAGCATCAGCACTCTGACGTGGACGTCATCCGGATCACCGACTGGAACCAGATGGCGGACATCTACAAGGAGTTGAAGGCAGGTCTCGCCAAGGAGTACCAAACGCTGATCGTCGACAGTCTGACGGAAGCACAGTACTTCAACATGGCAGAAATCATGAAGCAGCTCGTGGCCAACAAGCCGGAGCGCAACGAGGATGTCCCCGACCTGCGAGAGTGGGGCATCAACCAGACGCAGATCAAGAGGTTCATTCGGGCCTTCCGCGATCTGCCTGTCACCGTCATCATGACGGCACTGATGCAGGAGAAGAAGAATCCCCAAACGAGCGCCGTCAAGAAGGGGCCCGATCTTCCTGGCAAGCTCTCGTACCAGGTTCCTGCATTGTTCGACGAGGTGTTCTTCCTCTACGTCAAGACGCTGACGTTCGCACAACTCGGTCGTGAAGGTGACGGCAAGGCAGAAGCGCGTCTGCTTCTCACCGGCGACACGGAGAACGCCGCAGGCAAAGACCGATCGGGCAAACTACCCAAGATCATGATCGAGCCCACGATGCAGAAGATCTGGGACAGAATGACGAAAGAGGACAACAAGTCATGACTGACATGGACAACTACGACAGCGACGCGTACGTCGGCGACGAGTTCGGTGCGGATGGTGACGGCGGCTGGGACGAGGCCGAGGGCTTCACCGTTAACATGTCGGAGAAGGAGGCCGGCTCCGAGGTCCGCGTGTTCCAGGTGGCGCCGGCCGGCTTCTACCGTGTGAAGGTCGACGAGGTGGATCTGGAGGAGGTGAAGGGCGGCAAGAACAAGGGCAAGCCCATGTTCAACTTCAAGCTCATCGTCATCGACGGTGACTTCGTCGGCCGGGCCTTCTACAACCGCATCTGCCTCTTCGATGGCGCCCTGTACACGATCTCCCAGGCCATGAAGGCTCAGGGCCTTCCGGTCAACGAGGGCAACCTCCGCATCCCGCCGGCGAAGTGGTGGCAGGGCAAGGAGATGCTCGCGCAGGTCAAGGTCGTCAACAAGCAGGTCAAGGGCGACGAAGGCACCTACGTCAACGAGACCGACGAGAATGGCAAGCTTATCAAGACCAACGACGTCGGCGGCTACAAGGCGACGCCGACGGACTGGGACCCGACCAAGATGAGCCCGAAGAAGCCTGGCACGAAGGGCGCGGCGGAGCAGGCGGCGAAGAACGCCGTCGACACCCTCGCTCCGTAACAAGTTGGAGGTGCCTGCTAACGACAGGCACCTCCCCTGGGGGTAATTGGGAATGGCCGCGCCGGGAAAGTCAATCGGCGGTCTGTAGCGGAGTTCGAGTCTTCGCACCCTCACGTACAACAAGTGAAGAGAGGGGGTGAATGCATGACTACTCCGGACGCTTTGAGGGCTTTCTTTCAAACAACATTCGGCAAGAGTCAAGGAGTCCTTGGCTTTGCTGTGATGTCGATCGACAAGAAGGAATTCAAGGAGTACTTCTTCGACTGGCCTCGGGACATGAACGAGATCATTCGTTGGGTCGACCTGAAACGCATTGAGTACAATGTGTACTTCTGTCCCCAGTTGTTGGAAAGCCGAGAGCGTACCAAGGATAATGTCAAGGCATGCACTAACATTTGGGCAGACTTGGACGCATGTAGTCCCGACAAGCTGCTCATGGAACCAACGTTCAGCATCGAGTCTTCGCCAGGACGTTATCAAGCCCTGTGGTGCTTGGACGATCCGGTGGACCCGCTGACCGCGCAGGACCTCGCGATGCGAATCGCGTACTACCATGCAGGTCAAGGCGCTGACCGAAGCGGATGGGATCTCACACAGCTGCTGCGAGTGCCTTCCACCTTCAACTACAAGTACTCACCCCACAGTTTCGAAGCGCCCCAAGTAACCGTTCTAAAAGTTAACAAGGTCAAGTTTCACCTTTCAGACTTTGAAGTGTACCCTCCAGTCAAAGGGACCAAAGAGCTTACACTGCCACTACCCGAAGCAGGAGAGCTTCCGGACGAAGAACCACTAGACATCATGCAACGTAACCGGTACCGTTTGAACCCTCACGCATTCGGTTTGTTCTCCCAGGAACCAGCAACCAAGAGCTGGTCGGAAGCATTGTGGCGCCTTCTTATGTTCTGCTTTGAGGCAGGATTTACTAGGGAGGAAGTGTACGTTGTCGCAAACAAGTCAGCATGCAACAAGTACTCACGTGACGGTAAGCCATCGACGTACCTCTGGCGCGATGTCTGTAGAGCCTTCCTTCGACACCACGAGAACATCAACTCAATCGTCACAAGTTCTGAACAAGAAGCAATCATTGACGATGGGGAGATCAAAGACCTTGCGGCCAACGATACCTTCGTGGAGCAATATATTCGATGGGCTTCGAGCGTTGGTGATGCAGCCACGCAGTACCATCAGGCAGGAGCCTTTGTTATCTTGTCTAGTATACTGTGCGGTAGCATTCGAGTGCCTACTTCTTTCGGTGCTATCATCCCGAATCTTTGGTTTATGATCCTTGCTGACACCACCCTCACCAGGAAGACCACCGCGATGGACATGGCGATGGACATGGTGTTGGAAGTCGACGAGGATGTGCTCCTAGCTACGGATGGAACCATTGAGGGCATGATGCGTTCCATGATGATGCGACCGGGGAAGCCTTCGGTGTTCCTGAGAGATGAGTTCACTGGACTCATGGAACAGATCACCAAGAAGGACTACATGGCAGGCACAGCTGAGCTCCTGACGAAGCTGTACGACGGCAAGCCGCAGAAGCGTGTCCTATCGAAGGAGGTGATCGATGTTAGGAGGCCGCGCCTAGTTCTCTTTGCTGGAGGCATCAAGGATCGAATGCAGTCACTGTTGACGTATGAACACGTGAGCTCAGGCTTCATGCCTCGCTTCATCTTCATCACTGCTGAGTCGCAACCTAGCAAGGTGCAGCCTCTCGGGCCTCCATCCATTCGAAACATGGGTGAGAGGGACTTCATTCAGGGACGCGTTCGAGCAATCTACGAACATTACAATCGTGACACGACCTTGACTCTGAAGGAACAGAACCTCACAGCAACAACGACAATGCAGTGGGACACGGAGTTGACTCCCGACGCATGGGCACGTTATGGTAAGTTCGAGAAGGCCATGACTATTGCAGGGACCAGCTCCGAGAGAGCCGACCTCATGGTGCCTACGTATACGCGTCTGACGATCTCAGGTCTCAAGGCGGCAGCGCTGCTAGCCGCCAGCCGCAAGTTCGCTGACGAGAAGGTTGTTATCGAGGAGGGAGACATCGTCCGTGCCATCAAGTACGTTTCTGAGTGGCGCGAGTACGGGAACAACGTACTCAACGGCATTGGCAGGACAACGCTTGAGAAGGACTTGGAAAAGGTGCTGGGATCCATCGTTCGTAATCCGGGAATTACCCGATCGAAATTGATGCAGAACCACCACCTCACATCACGTACTGCTGATGCAACATTTTCCACCCTCGAACAACGAGGACTCATTACGCGGACGCGTAGTGGTACTGCCCAAACGTTCTACCCAATCTTGGCAGGAGTAGTATGAGCACCGAATTCATCGACCTTCCCAAGCCTACTGCAGGCGCCTTCGATCCGTTGAAGTACCACGACAGCTGCGCAATCGTCAGCGGTGGGATGGACAGCGTGACGCTGGTCTACGACATGGTCAGCCGCGGCATGAAGCCACACCTTCTGTCCTTCAACTACGGACAGCGGCACAAGAAGGAGCTAGCGTTCGCGCACATTGCCGCGAAGACCTTTGGCCTACGACACGACATCATCGACCTCAGTAGTCTGACGGGGCTCATCAGCAACTCGGCCCTCACCTCCGATGTCGCTCGACACACCAAGCCTATGGCGGCACAGGAGTGGTCGGCCGGCAAGGAAGCCGGGTGGGTCAGCACGCCGCACATCGAGGTGCCTGAGGGACACTACGCCGCTGACAACATGGCGCTGACGGTTGTTCCCAATCGGAACATGATGATGCTCAGCATCGCTGGGGCCGTCGCAGTCAACTACGGCTACAGCCAGATCGGCACGGGAGTCCACACCGGCGACCACTACCAGTACCCGGACTGCCGTCCAGACTTCGTCTACGCTGTTGGGCGCACCTTGAAGAAGGGCAACGAAGGCTTCCACAAGTTCTTCCTCGATGAGGACCTACGCGACGAGCTTCGAAGCACCAAGAAGGTCCTCGGCCAGGACATTCAGGGCGACGAGGGCATCCTACCCATCCTGGCGCCCTACCTAGAAGCGTCCAAGCAGGACATCGCCGTTCGTGGCTTCGAGCTGGGCGTGCCGTGGCACCTCACCTGGTCGTGCTACAAAGGCGAAACGAACCACTGCGGACGGTGTGGCACCTGCGTCGAACGTCTCGAGGCGATCGCCGGTGCCCAGAAGGTCATGGTCGAACGGTACCCCGCTACTGCCAACGTGTGGGCTGACTATACCGTCTACGACGACAGTGAGTACTGGAAGGTCGTGACCAAGTAATGGGCGGCGACGTCTTCTACCCCGTTCCGTCCGACGACAATATGTCGGACCAGGAGATTCGATTGGAGGCCGCTCAGATCGTTGCACAGGTTTGGCAGGGCTCCAACGCGACGTTCGACGACCATGGCGACCCCGCCCTCATCGACGAGATGAAGCGCGTCGCGCAGTACATCCGGGAGGGGAACTGATGTTCCGCATCGCCAAGGTGTTCGAGTTTGAGGCATCGCACCAGCTGCATGGTCTGCCGGAAGAGCACCAGTGTGGCCGACTCCACGGACACAGCTACAAGATCGAGCTGACGTTCGTCGGCAGCGTCCTAACCGATGAGGGGTGGCTGTTCGACTTCGGACAGATGAAGACCTTCAAGCAATTCGTCGACGAGCGACTCGACCACCGGCACCTGAACGATGAGATGGCACAGCCGACGTCGGAGAACCTGGCACGGTTCCTATACGACACGGCCAGTGACATGCTCTACAGCAACGCCTTTGGTCTCGTGGCCGACGAGGTCTACCTGGAGAAGGTCCGCGTCAGCGAGACGGCGAAGACCTACGCGGAATACTTTGGGGTGTGACATGCTACGTGTGAACGAGATCTTCGGCCCAACGATCCAAGGTGAAGGCACTACTGCCGGACGGCACTGCCTCTTCGTTCGCGTCGCCGACTGCAACCTCGAGTGCAAGTGGTGTGACACGCCGTACACCTGGGCCTTCACCAAGGAGAAGGCTGCGAAGCATGACTCAGGCACTCGCCACGACAAGCTGCTGAACTCGATTGAGATGTCAACAGCTGACATCATGGACGCGCTACTCGAGAACTGGATGATCTACTCACAGCCGACAATCGTCGTCATCTCGGGCGGCGAGCCCCTGATGCAGCAGCCAGGTCTGGCCGAGTTGCTACAGGAGCTCAAGGAGCTCAAGCACGAGACACACATCGAGACGGCTGGCACCATTCAGCCGTCGGAGATCCTCGATCAGCACGTCACACAGTACAACGTTTCGCCCAAGCTGACGAACAGCGGCAACCGCCTTGCGAAGCGGTACAAGCAGGACGTCCTGAACTGGTTCTCGGACAGCGTCAAGGCCTGGTTCAAGTTCGTCGTGACGCATCCGGAGGACCTTGACGAGGTTCGTGACATCGTCAACATGTCGGAGATCGATCCTCGACGAGTCATGGTCATGCCTGAGGGTACTACCATCGACAGGAACGTTGAGGTCGGCCGGAAGGTCATCGATGAAGCCTTGCAGCTTGGCTACGGCTTGAGCTTCAGGTCGCACGTGCTGTTGTGGGGTGACGGGCGTGGCAAGTGATCGTCATGAGCACGACGGCTTTGCAGGGCACAACTCCACACGGGCATTGAATCCCTCGTTTGGCAACGCACGGACGAAGCTGCAGCTGGAGAACCAGCTTCGACAGTTCAGCCCTGACTGGTGGCTCAAGCAGACGCCACCTAAGGGTGCGCGCAACGCGTACCACTGCAGCACGTGTGGTCAGTACATCGTCACGATCGACATGGACAAAGGCACGACGCCTATTCGGATGGGCTGCAAGGCGACCGAGGGCTGCAACGGTGCGTCGGTATCGTCAGGCTATCCGCCAGAGCCGATGCCAGCGGAGCTCGAGTCCTGCCGAGTGTTCGAGTGGTATCGCCCGGAGGCTAGTGCCTTGGGGCTATTCCACGAGGACCAGCTCGTCGACGAGTACATCCGTGCTGGCGGTCTACTACTAAGGGAGCGCGAATGAAGTACCTCTGGTATAGTATCAAGTTCGCCTGGGACGTGAATAGGAGGGCACTGGTATGAGCGACGACATCCTGCGAGCAGCAGGCTTCAGGTCATTGGATGAGAGCATGTTCATTCCGGGACCGGCAAAGGCACTAACGTTCTCCGACGTGATGGACCCTGCAGCGGAGTGCCTGATAGCCCACACGGGCCTCGACATGAGCACGGAGCACGGCAAGGACACGCCGAAGCGGTTCGCGCAGATGCTGGAAGACCTGACGGCGTGCAAGTACTCTAGCGGCGAGCACATGGAAACTTGCATCAAGTGGAAGACGTTCGAGTCGACCAACGACGAGATGATCGTGGTGCAGGACATCACCTTCACCAGCGTCTGCAACCATCACGTGGTGCCGTTCATGGGCGTTGCGCACGTCGCCTACGTGCCTCACCGCAGGATCGCAGGCCTCTCTAAGTTTGCCCGGGTGGTGCGGCACTTCGCCCGACGCCTCCAGGTCCAGGAACAGCTGACAACTGACATCGCGGACTACTTGGGTGGGCACCTGGAACCTGCAGGCGTCGGAGTCATCATCAAGGCGGAGCACCTCTGCATGACCATTCGCGGTGTGGAGTCTCCGGGAACGAAGACCACAACGTCTGCCATGCGTGGCGTGTTCGCCGATCACGCCAGGACGGCCAAGGCCGAGTTCCTCAGCTTCATCCGGTAGTCGCCATGCCTACCGGATCGCCAGGCTCGCGTTCGCCCTGCGGAACGCGAGCTGCCTATCAATGGCACATCAGGGGCAAGACTGTGCCGTGCGAACGTTGTAGTGCTGCCAATGCACTATACGAAAAGCTACGAAAGAGGGCGAAACGTGGAAATCGTTGACCTGATCGACACAGCACTAATGGACAGTGAGCGTTGGTTCCCTGACAAGGCCCATGAGCCTTTCTTCGTCGCAGCCTGCATGGCCGGCGAGGCTGGTGAAGTTATCAACCTAATGAAGAAGGTGGAACGCGGGACGCACACATGGACACCTGAGATGAAGACAGACGTGGCCGAGGAGATCGCTGACGTCTTCACCTACATGCTCGGGCTCTGCGGAGCTCTCGAGATCAATCTCGAGGAGGAGTACCACAAGAAGCGGAAGGCGAACGACATCCGCTTCTCGGCCCGACGTGCACTGACTGAGGAGGCCATCACCAGCCTGACGCAGGTCATCCGACACGCAGGCCCGCCCATGGTCGTCGACCTCGAGGACCGCAACCGTCGACACCAGGACGGGCTATTCCGTTCGCCGGGCGAACGGTGCATGCGCACCAAGTGCTGGTGCGTTACAGCGTGAGCGACGAGGTCGACACGCCGACTGCGTTAATCGAAGAGGCCAGCAACGCCTTCGACACCCTCTGCGAAGAACGACATGTGATGGGATCCGCCAAGTACGGTCCCGTCAAGTTCCTGACGATCAACTCCATCGAGGAAGCAATGGCTGAGGTCCTCGACCTGGCCAACTACGCACGGTACACGTTCATCAAGCTGTGGCTACTGAACAGGCAGATGCAGGACATCATCCCGCAGGAGAACCTTGGCACCAACAGCTTCGTGCCGAACAGCAAGGATGGTACATGAAAGTAGCCCTCATTCCCCCATTGGGTTGGGAATCCTACCTTGCACAGTCCACAGGCATCTTGATGGCATTGGCCCTAGAGACCTGCATCGAGAGCATGAACTATCCAGCAAGCATGCGTCTCGTTCGTGGTACAAGCAAGGCCCTCTTGATCCTCGACAACGGTGCCGCAGAAGGTCAGCAGGCCAAGAACGGCGCCATGAACAAGTTCGCACAGCACCTAGGAGCTCACGAGCTCGTCCTGCCTGACGTGCTGGGATCACGCATGGGGACAATCGCGAAGGTGCATGAGTACTTCCGGTACACCAAGTGGGATACCGCTCTCACCTACATGGGTGTGGTACAAGGCGACAGCGTCCGACACGCACAGCAGTGCATTAGGGACTACGCCGGCATGCAGGTGCGCAGTTTCCCAGAGTCGCCCGAAGTGCTGCAGCCGATCAAGACGCTCGGCATCCCTCGACGTCTGATCCAGACCACCGAGGAGTTCTCAGTTCGTATCGACTTGGCGAACTGGATCACCGAACACTATGGACGTCGCTTCGAGATCCACTTTCTGGGCGCTGCAGGTGTGTGGCCCCAAGAAGTCAAGTACGCAGCCAAGTACGCACCACAAGTCCGCTCGATCGACACGTCGTTGCCGTTCGTCTTCGCCCACCACAACGTCGACCTCGCGGCGATGACGTCAGCTCGACCCCAGACACGCAAACTCGAACGGCCGACGGGCTACATGGTCGGCAGCCTGGTGAACAGGAATCCGACACTCATCCAGTCGAACATTGACACCTACCTGGCCTGGGCAAGGAGCTAACATGAGCGAGGACCTTCTTCTCCCACCTACTTGGATTCGTCGCCACCCCAAGGCAGTGTGCGAAGAATGTCCTCTGAACGTTCCGGAGAACGGCTTCGTCCCTTCGGTAATGCCCAAGGGGGCCTCGTTGGCAATCGTCGGCGAGGCCCCCGGCTTCCAGGAGACAGCCTACAAGCGGCCGTTCATGGGACCATCAGGCCAACTCCTGAAGCGAGTGTTGGCACACCACGACATCCCCGTCCAGGATGTGATGCTAACCAATGTATGCCTATGTCGTCCTCCAGACAACGCGACTCCTCCTAAAGCTGCCATCAACGCGTGTCGTCCGCGCCTCCTTACAGAGCTCGCCGAACAACGGATTCAAGATGTTGTTGCTCTTGGGTCGACCGCGGCACACGCTCTCATTGACAGTACTAGTTCTATCACCAACCTTCGCGTTGGTGCCCCTAAGCCACCCACTGTCTCACTCGGCGGATCGACTATTGAAAGAGTTGTTGCAACGTGGCACCCTGCGTACTGTCTACGCAGCGCTGACAATTTTCCATCGTTCGTCACTGACGTCGGCAAGCTAAAGGAGTCACAACGTGAGCCTTGGAGTGAACCTCGGTACCAAGTATTTGACGATCCTGACGACGCCCTCGCCGCTATTGCTGAACTCGAACTTGTTACGGACACACTCGTCGTTGATATTGAGGTCGGTATTGACAAGGACGAGTCCTTCTTCCACCCTAACGAATTTGACATGCTCTGCGTGGGACTCGCTTACGCAAAAGGGCGAGTCGTGGTCATTGGTCAGATTGCACTTACCTTCCAACGAGTTCGAGATGCACTCGCCCAACTGCTGCGGCGAAAGAGACTTGTCGCGCATAACGGTAAGTTTGACCTCGCAGGTCTCCAGCCAATCTGCGGGACCCTTCAGCTATGGTTTGACACTATGCTCGCATCCTACGCACTCGATGAACGCCCTGGAAATCATGGCCTTAAAGTCCGAGCTGTCGAAGATTTAGGTGCGCCGAAGTACGACGACGAGATCAAGCAGTACATTCCCAAGGGGGACAAGAACTATGCCAACATCCCCCGACCTATTCTGTATAAATATAACGCCTACGACGTTGCGTGCACGTGGGACCTATACGAGTTGTTTGTCGAAAGACTCGAGCTTAGGAACCTGCGGCGGGTTCACGACATGCTTGTTGCGGCTAGCAATCAACTCATGTTCCTCGAACTCAACGGAATCGCCTTCGACCTCGTCTACAACTTCCAACTCCAAGGCGAGTACAGGGAACGTCTCGCAGAGATCGAAGGCAAGCTAGACGCCATCGTCAATGCTGCCACGGAGGGCATTCAGCCCTTCATCAACCCACGATCGCCAAAGCAGATCAAAGAGTTCTTATCTTCTGTGGGCATCATCGTTGAGTCAACGAACGTTGCCACGTTGACACTTGTCAAGACGAGAATCTCTCCCAGGTCGTACGCGGGACAGTTCATCAACACGCTTCTGATCCACCGTAGAGAACAGAAGTTGTTCTCTACGTATGTAGTCGGACTGGTCAAGAGAGTCTACCGTGGACGCATCTATACCACCTACATGCTGCACGGGACAACGTCAGGTCGCCTAGCTAGTCGCAATCCTAACCTGCAAAACATCGTTCGAGACAAGGCCATTCGTAAGCAATTCGTTGTCAGTCGCGTTGGGAACATATTCATCCAGGCTGACTACAAGCAGGCTGAACTCCGAGTCATGACCACCCTAGCGAAGGATGAATACTTCCGTGGCATCCTCGCCGACCCCGAAGCTGACCTCTTCACTGAGTTGGTATGCCAGCTATACGGCATTGACAGGGACCAGGCGCTTGACGGTTCGGCGCAGTCGAAAGAAATGCGGATTCGTATCAAGGCCTTCGTGTACGGTTTGGGTTACGGCCGTGAGGTCAACTCCATCGCCAAGGAATTCAAGATTCCGTTTAGTGAAGCTCAGGTACTCCGCGACGGCTTCTTCGACCTCATTCCCAGCATTGTTCGTTGGCAGCACAATGTCAAGGCGATTGTACATAAGACTGGTCGGCTGATCACACCATTCGGCCGACAGCGCCGCTTCCACCTAATCACCGACCAGAATAGGAGGGACGTTGAGAACGAAGCATTGTCGTTCCTGCCTCAGTCCACTGCCTCCGACATCTGCCTGCGAGCGTTCACAAATGTGCGCCCGCTGCTTAAGGGTCTTGCTTACGTTCGTCTTACCATCCACGATGCGTTGGTGGTCGAGTGCGCTGAGGATCGACGCGACGTGGTTGGCGATATCCTCACCACTGCCATGGAGGCTTCAGGTCGCCAGTTCACCGACTATCTTCCTTTCGCCGCCGGCCTCAGCTATGGCAAGTCTTGGGGGGACCTGTGACACTGATGCCATCGACGCACTGAGGTACGCAATCTACCGCCTGAAGAGGAGGCAATGGTGAAAACCAAATTCATCGACACGTGCGATGGCGGTAAGGAGTACGAGATGGATCACTGCCCGCTACTCCAATTCAAGATGTTGATCCATGGCCTATGGGGTAGTCGCCGCGTCATAGACGTGATACTGAACGTGAACCACGAGGAGCCACGGCAGACCATCTTCCTGGGGTTGGTGAACATCCATGCCTAGGGGCAACGTGATGGAAGTTGGCACCGAGCGTCGGGCGCCGAACGGTTACTGGTACGTCAAGACCGAAGACCGCGGCTGGGTGCTGAAGCACTGGCTGGCCTGGGAGAAGTACAACGGTCGCAAGGTCGACAACACCAAGGAACAGATCCGCTTCGCCAACGGTAAGAAGGAAGACTTCAGCCCTGAGAACCTCCTCTGCATCCCCAAGGGCAAGGTTAGGATCCGTCAGAAGTTGGCCTCGCTGTATGCACAACGTGATGACGTTGCTGCACAGATCGAATACTACGAGAAAGGCCTGGCGGAAGAGAGCTAGAGCTCTAGTGCTGAGCGAGAGCGTTCCTTAGCATTTGTGCATACTTAGACCTTAGTTAGACAGAAGGAATTACGCTCAGCGCTACTTACTATAGCAGCAAGATCGCAAGTATCTAATTGCGATCTAAGCTTGTACGGACCTTCGGCCAAGGCTCCACACGCACATAGGAAGGGCGTCGTGCGCATCATCACAGGAGACAGAGGCAGCGGTAAGACTGAAGCCATGCTGAACTGGTTCCTCGACCCGTTCAACGGCTTCGGCAAGAGGCTGATCATCGTTCCCAACATGGAAGAGCAGGCGTACGTTCAGCAGCGAGTTCGATCCTTCGGACACACGCACAGAATCCCGGCCGTTGACATGACGCACGCCCATCGCCGCGTGGTAGTTTGGGGCCCAGAGGTCCGCCGCGTGACCATGGGCATGGACATTCAGGAAGTGTGGGTGGACAACATGGACACCATCATCGCCCAGGAGCTTCGACTTCACATCCTGCGTGAGAAGTTCACCTTCACCATGACCGATCCTGTCGAGACCGAACACATCGTCCTTGGCGGGTCCACGATCAAGAAGGTCGAGGGTAAGCCAGGTGACTGATCCAACGCAGCTCGTTGGCAACCAACGTATCCTGGCGAATGACTTCGGACCGCACCACGGCTTCACCCTCTTCGAGGCAGGCAAGATCACCTCCTGGGAGTTGGAGCTCGGCGAGGACGGACACTATCAGTTCTACAAGGCCCTGTACGAAGTGATGACGCCCAACACGATCTTCATCGGCGAACGCTTCCTACACCTACACGAGTTCGCCAACCGGCCGAAGATCGACCTTACGGCGCCCGAGTACATCGGCGTGGCGAAGCGAGCCATTCAGGAGCACAAGTGGACCGCCGTGTGGCAGAACGCTGCACAGGCCTGCGGCAAGACGGCCTTCTGGGGCGACAACTCCAAGCCGGGCGGGGGCAACGAGAAGATCAAAAAGCTTGGCCTGTGGCTCCCTGGGAAGCGGCACGCCATGGACTCGCTTCGACACTTCCTATTCTGGTTCAGCTTCACCCACGGCAGCGACTACTTCCTGCGCCAGCTTCGCTAGACAGTCTACTGACCCGGCATCGAGGGACCTGGTTCGGGGATACCAGGGATGCCGGGCCAGCAGTCTATTCGGACGTCATCACAACGAGAACGCTGCTTCCCGTCCGCACAGTGAGGACCTCTGGACTAGTGGTAATCGTAGTGACAAACGGCCCAGACCGAACGACTACATCAGGCAAGATCGGGATCACACTTGGCAGGTCAAGACCGAGAAGGTAATCGACCGTCGACAGAAGTCCAAGTGTCTTTCGCTTCAGACGTCCGAACGGTAGAACCGTATTGGTTTCCTGAAGCATTCCCAAAGGTGTGCCATCAGGGCTTGTAACGCTTAGCACGCCGTCGTTCGTTGTCAGCAGACCAAGCGTTCTGCTACGCCGACGAGTCATCTGCTGTGTGGCGCTTGTGTCTCCGATGAGGCCGAGGATCTTGCTCCTTGCACGTCCCAGGGAAAGCATTGAACTGCTGTCGCTAGGGATTCCCAGTGTCTTCCGCTTGAGCCGATTGAGGCCTAGTGTTACGTTGGTCTCAACAAGTGTACCAAGCGTACGCCATCTTAGCCGCGTGAGGGATAGTCCCACGTCGGTTGTTGCAAGTATTCCTAGTGCGCGGCTGTGCCTCTCCTGCACACCTAGGACAGTGGCAGTTTCCTGCAACGCGCCCAAGGCGAGCGTCCTTCTCCGACCCATAGCCTGCACCGAGCTAGTGTCAGCGAGGATGCCTAGGTTGCCGATGAGAGGTCCGCCTGTCGACGCCTTAATACCGTACGCGGCGAAGTTGTTGGTGTTACTTGACGATGGCGCGCCTGTGGACATCGTTACAGAACTGGCAGGACTGGTCACGGCATTCTGAATGCCGACATACACGCGCGCGTCAGGCGCGCCAATGGAGTCAGACACAATGGCTGTCTGACTTGCGCCGGCTGTCATCGCCGCTGCAAGGTTCCAGTCCATCGCAGCAAGGAAGCCACGTGAACCGTCCGTGACGATAGAGATGGCTTGGGAGATGACTGCGCCAGCGTTGGTGCCTTCGACAACCACGTCGATCGGGTTCGAGGTGTCCACGCCTGTTGTCATGACGCGGACGTAGATACCTGCAGGGTTGTTGGTGTTCGTACCAGTAGTCGTAACGGTCATCGCTACGCCGGTCGAGATTGCCCAGTAGCCCTTGATGTGACCGTTCGCGAAGCCGGTGCCATCGCTCGCCTTGGATACTTCGTAGAACGCTGTCCAACCAGATACGGTGCCGCCGGTTGTTGTGTCAACGCCATCGCTGGAAGTGATCGCCGAGGAGTTGGTTAGGTTGCCGCCGGCCGTATCATGCTTGCAGTTGGCGACAAGGACACGGCCGGCTGGTGGCGTGAAGCTCGCAGTCGTGACCGCCTTGGAAGCGCTATTGGCCTTGGCGTAGGCCGGAGTAGTAGCATCGGCGTCGCCGACGGCCATGGCTTACCTCCTCACAGTCCCGCAGTGACCTGAGCGCTCTGAAGGTCCTCGATCTTGTCGAAGCCGAACGCGACGAACTGTCCACGGCCGATGCTCGACGGCCCAGCCAGGATCGTGAACTGCGTCTCTGTGCCGTCAGGGACGCCGTTGAGCCCGACACCAAACAGGATCTTCGTGTACATGCAGTCGGCGTCGCGTTGCACGTTGGCATTCAAAATGGCCCTGGTGTTGTTGTTGAAGTTGACGGTCAGCGTGATCGCCTTGTTGGCGTAGTCAGCGAATCGGGTCTCCCACGGTGACGGCTCGACGTCGCCCCTTGCCTGACCAGCCATCAGGCGGACCTGTAGAAGCCTGCGGCGTTGACCACGGCCACGACATCCGAGCCGTCGGGGGTGATGGCGAAGTCGTAGCTGCCGAGGAACACGATGTTGGCATCCGTGCCACCGGTCGTGTCCGAGTCGTAGCCCAGCAACAGGTCCGTGGACACGCCACCCGCGAGCGCCACAGTGGTCCACGTGAGGTCGGGCATGTCGACGTCGTAGCGGTCGTTGGCGTCGTCCGGCGCTGGTAGTGCTGCCAGGTCAGCGTCGGTGATGGTCTTCCGGTTCCACCCGTTGGTGGTCCGTTCGGTGATGCCACCGCCCAAGGCCAGTACAGCCGTGATCGTGTCGGCGTCACGAAGCTGTGCGTCGGTCACCGTGCCGCGTGAGATCGGGATGATGATGAAGGCCGAGTTCGCAGGGTCGTTGTTCTCAACCCTGTTGTAGAGCTCGACCACTCGGCCCTTGCCGATGTTGGCCGTCACGTCTGCCATTACTGAGTCACCATTTTCTGTACTACGACCCCGCCCTGGGCAAGGTACTCTGGACTGTTCGGTGTGCCGTCGTCGATCCAAACGTCCCAGACGCCGGACAGGATCGTCAGTGCAGCTGTCTGCGCCTTGCTGAGGAAGATGTCAACGTAGCCGGACGCAGCTACGATGGTAGGGACGACCGTCAAGACTTCGACTAGGTCGTCGACATCCTGGCGGATCTGCATCTTCGCCGTGAAGCCAATGAGGTTGCGGACAGTCCCGTCGCTGTTAGTAACAGCGATGCGCTTGATGAACGGTGCGCCCTTGTGGATGGTGATGTCAAGGCGTGCAGGTGTGTTAGCTGCCATCGGAAGGCTTCAGTCCGTAGTCGCGCGGACGATCGTAGACCATGGACGCAGATCCGATGGGGCCAGCGCCGGATGCGTTGACGATCATGGACTTGATGACGCTGAAGAGTGCTGCGATGGCCGCTGCCAGCAAAACGCCCTTCCAGTCCGCCGAGATGATGTCCAGGCCGTCGACACCTGCGATGCCTACGAGGGCTGCCAGGAAGGCCCAGAAGAGGCGTTCGCTGGCTCCCTTCCAAAACGCTACTGTCCAGATATTCACTTCATACCTCTGTATTGCTTCGACGCTGATTGCGAATGAGTAGGACAAGCCATCGACCCAACACCACCATCGTGATGCCGAAGATGGCCAAGCGAATGAGACCCCGCTCAGGATAGCCCTCAAAGGCTGATGCGGAGACACCGTGGACAACTGATTGAAAGTTGGCCATGGCCACGTAGGTTAGGACCAAAGCGTAGGAACCAATAGTTGCCATCAGCGCCTTGCCCTCGTCGTACAGCTGCCACTTGGACCTTGAGGCGTACAGGATGATGTGTGTCCAGGCGATAGCGGCGTCTGCAACAACGACGACAGATCCGATCCAGAACACCCATTCATTAGCGTTCATCGTGCCTACCTTCCATCGCTAGGCGAATGCGGGCGCCTAGGTGGTTTTGGTCACGCTCAGTCCGGAGTGAATGAGTAAGTTTCCGGCCCTGAACGGCTTGCACATCTACTACCTTCTTCGCGGCCCTCACCTCGGCAAGTGCCTCACTATGCTTCGCGCGACCTGACGACCACCTCATTAGATTCCACCAGTTCATTGCTGGACACCTCCGCGCGGGAGTGCCTTTAGGATGGCATCCGCAGTCCTAGCGTACTCGAGAAGTTCCTTGTTAGTCTCAACGACCGTCATAGCTACGGCCTGCCATTCTCTGGCCTCTTGTGCCTTTTCGCGGTAGAAGGAACGAGGAACAAGCCGTCCGGTTAGGATCATGATGACTGTCAATGCCAAGAGCGATCCAGGTCCCCACTTGGCAAGGATAGCTTCTAGTGCCAACCCTTCGAACATGTTCCCCGTCTCTCTACTGCTATGGTTACGGAATCGCCGTGGTCGCTTCCGCCTGAATCTTGAGGGCGGCGACGCAACCGTCCTTCGCGTACTTCTTGGCGAGCGTTGGGTCGAAGGCCTTCTCGGCGATGGCGGTCGCGAGCGTGTCGATGAAGGTAGCGTCTGCGATCAGAGCCGCTGCGAGCTCGGTGGCGTTGACCGCAACCTCGACTGGCTTCTTGACCTCAGTGAGGAGCTCCTTGAGGATGTTTGGGAACGTGACGGGTGCGCCGTTCTGCACGCTCTTGTTGCCGACGATCGGATCGTGTCCCTGAAGGGCGTGGTACAGAGCGTTGTCGGCGTTGAGCGCCGCCTGTTCGGGTGCGGTGGCCACGATGCTTCCTCCTGCTTTGAACGAGGTGATTGAAGTCCACTCCGAGCCATCCTCATCGAAACCAGGATCGCCACTGAAGTGGCCATGCATGTCGTGCGGGTCCTTGCCTGTGTAGCGTTCCTCTTTCCAACCGTCGGACTTCTTCCAGACCCTACGGTCGTAGATGATGTAGATGAGACGCTTCAAGTCTCCAGGAGTCCGAAGCATCCGCTGAACAACCTGCTCGAGCGTTACGCCCCTGGGGTTGTTCAGCCGCTTGTCCTTGTCGATGGCACGGACCTCTTGCTTGGAATCTGCATCCGACCTCTCTGCAGACACACCTGGTGTGTCGTCAGGGTTGTGACCTGACGTTCCCGACGCGTGTGCTAGGTCGCCGATCCACCCGTCCTGGGCCGTCTCGCTCTCAGGGAACGTTGACTTGAAGTCTTTCCACATTCGGTCCATGCTTGTCGACCGTTGCGGTGCCACTACTTGCCTCCCTTCCACGCAACTCATCTTCACGAATGCCGACTACCACTTCGCCAAACAGCGTCACACGGAGTTGGAATCCGCAACCGTCACAGTCGAACACGTGACCGATTCCAACCCCCAATTCTGTGAGGTCGGTCTCTTCGGCACAGTTCATGCATGGGATGATCATCAGAATCCGTTCACTGACAGTAGCTGTAGACGAGCTGTTCCGGCACCGCTGACTCGACGCATCTCTAGATCGATCTTGAACAGGAAGCCAGCGTACGGGGGACCGCCGGCGAAGTCATTCTCATGTTCGTAGAAGAGCTGCGAGTATACAAAGGCACCAGAGCCATGAGCATTGGGCGCCGTGGTGGGATTGCTAAAGGCCGTATCACGTGCACGAACCTCGGACGTCGTACCAACATCATTCTGGACCAGATAGCTAAGCTCCAGGAATGGGTGAAAGCCCTGGCCGTAGACGGTCCACAACGAAGCGAACGAGCCTGACGTGGTGCTCGCTGAAGGTGTGGCATGTACACTAGACAAGGCGAAGGGGTAGTCGAAGGACGGACTGCTGAGGCCCCAGTTCACGCCCAACGAAACGACAGAGGATCCGTTGTGGTCGATGACGTCAACCACCCCGCCCTCGTCAACGCCCCCAGGCTCACTTGCCCCTGCAACGAACATGGGTGAGCCGTCGCCACCTGTGTTGGGGTTGTTTGCCTGGATGCCCCAAACATCTCCGTCAATGTTTCCGATGCGGGCAACAATGCCATCGTCCAACTGTCGACGCACGATGAGAGTTGCACCGGACTTGAGTGTCAGCTCGCCACTGTCGATTGACGTATTGCCCTTGCCGCCGCCCGACTCCAAAGCCTTTAGGCGTCGGTCGAACTGGGCAATGATGTCGCCCATGGTCGCCTCGCCAGTGCCATACCTCGTGCTGCGCCCAGAGCCGAGACCTGGACCAAGACCTGCACTAGTCATTCAACTCATCCCCCTCAAAGACAAGTTGGACCTCGTCAGAACTGTCATCGGATTGTGGCGTGTAGCTCCACGCGACCAACCTGGCAGGTGTCTGAAAGCCTTCAGGATGTCTGGCATCCAAAATAGCCACCGTACAACTATCACCCAAGCCGTACGATCCGAAGACAGGTGCTGTGTTCCCTTTAACCTGGATCTTAATGCTGGTGAATGGAGGGCGTCGACGCGGCCCAATTTGATTGGCGAAGCTCTGCACCAGATAGGCGTTGTCGATATCCTTCCGGGGGTACGACACGTCGAACCTGTTGAACCCCGATGCCAACAGGTCCGTTGCTACGTATGTGCCTACGATGATGTCCGAGCCGTTGCCGTCGCCGAGTACGTACATGTGCGTCCCGGCGTTAGTCATGCCGTCGGTCTTCCAATAGTTGAAGATGTTTCCGGGGTACTCGAAGGACATCCCGGAAGGATCGGCTGTTCCCAAGTTGGGACTACCAATTCGAAGGTCGCGCCTGTAGTTGTATCCGGCCTTCGTTGCCGTAATCTTCCAATCGAAGCCCTCGACACCATCTGCCAATGCCTGCATATTGGTCAAATAGGTCTTGTAGTCTGTAGTCAGTGTCGACAAGTCCACTGACGTCAGAGCCATGAAGGCGGACGGAACGTTGATGCCGAGATTGCAGTAGGTCTGTGCCTGAAGCGTGTTCCAAAGGTCACGCATGATGTTTCGTGGGTCGGCTGAGATGTTGTAGTCACCCATGAACACCTTGTCAGCGTATGCCTCGGACTCACGGCACGTTAGCTGCAAGTCCTTGGCAAGGCTGTCGTAGGTCCTAGACCATACGATGCCGTCCCAAAGAACAACATCGTCACGTTCCGCAGTCATGAAGCACTCGCCTGGTACAGTTGCGTTGACTACGTCGTGGTTGTCAACACCTGTGGCATCCAGTCGGACTGTGGCACGAAACGTTCCCCAATCGTTCAGCATGCTGGACATCGACACGCCCTCAAGAGCGAGCTCAGCAAGGACTGTTCGGTCGGAGAGCCTGCCAAAGACGTACCGGATGCCAGACATTAGTCCCAGCCCTCCAGGTAGAAGGAGCACCCGGCCTGGAAGTTGCCAGCGGTCTGCAGAAGCGAGAAGCTGGTGTAACCAGAACCAGACGAGCCCAGGTAGGCCAGCACCTGAGTGAAGGCCTGACTACCACCAGAGGTGTTGAAGACGTAGCCGGATTGTGCGATTGCGGTCAGGTAGGTCGCATGCGGCGCATCCCACCCGAACAGGTCCATGTTCCCACCAGCCCAGTCACCAGCGCCGGCACCTGACGGGAAGTTGCCAACGGCCCAAGAGGTCTGGCCAATGCCTGCCGTCGCTGATACGGTGGTAGCGAAGGCATTCAAGGTCTGGTGCCTGTAGTTAGCACCGGCGTCGGCGTTGATCCTCGCCAGTAGAGCTCCCGACGATGAAGCGTCGCCGCGAACTGTCCAACCGATGCGAAGCCGCTTCAAGGTAGCTGGGATGTTCGAGAACGTGATCGTTGAAGCAGGCGCCACCAACGTTTGATCCTGCTTGTACGGGGCAATCAGGAACCACGTGGTACTAACCAGGCGGCGGTGGAGCGTCGTGTCGAGCTCGTAGATCAGCTGCCCTTGCGGTACGGTGTTAGTGCCAGGCCGAGTGGTGCTCGTGCAGTTGATTACGCCGCCGAGTGCCGCTGCCCAGACGCGTTGGTCCGTGATGTTGGCATTGACGATGGTCGTAGTGGCCGCGGCCACAGCAATGCGAGCCAAAATCAAGGAGCTGTTCGGTGCAGAAGGAACAGCAGGCGAAGCCGAAGCCACACCCGTTACGTTGATGATGCGCCAGTCGTTAATCGCGCCACTGTAAGCCTGGTCACGAACCTGAGCCACGATCAAGTCAATACGCGGCTGTGCTGGATCTGACGCTGTCAGTGTAACGTTGACTGTGGCATCGTTGACGGCGGTGTACACGCCCTGCTTGGAGCCCTCAACGCCAGGGATGAAGGCCACGCCTGATGCCACGTTGACAGACATGTTTGGGGAGCCATTCTGCGTGACCGCAAGCTCCCCGCCATGCGTGTTGTGAATGCCTCCACGACTCTGCAGAGGCGAGCCGGAATCTGAACCCGCAAGCAGTGCGTTCGCAACACCACGATCCACCTCAGCCGTGTGGTTGGTCAAGTTTTGCATGAATGCGGGTGGCTGTACTGCTGTCATGTCTCACCTCCAGGCGTATCGGTATTGAATGATCAGCTTGCTCGTAGGATCAGAACTCTCAGCACGGTACCGGATGAACGTCGATCCTGGATCGAGGTAGAACCATACCGGAGCCAAGAGTGTGTTGCGACGATTCGTAGCGTCGTTCAACTTCACCGTCTTGTACTGTGGCCGGATCACCAACGTTTCTCCAGCACCCAAGGTGATGTTGAACTTCATCAACTGGCCCGTGGTGTCGTTCAGAATCTGGGGATTCGTGACCGGTCCGTAGATGGTAAAGGTTGGCGGCGTCGAACGGTTACCGCCATTGGTAACGAAGGCGCCATCCGAGACAGTACTGACACCACCGTACCCGAAGTTGTAGCTCTTGTTATAGCCACGACCTGTGAAGACTGTAGCACCTAGGTTGATCTGAGTCGACACCAAGTTGTTGCTGTAAATGCGTGGGTCCTCGGCGAAGCCCCGGAACTGAATGTCTGCCTGACCAAGACGACGAAGACTTGTCCAGTCGTATCGAACACCCAAAGGCTTGATGAAGATCAAACGCTCGCCGGCATCAGGTGTTGTGAAGTACAACGGAACTAGAACACTACTAGGCGACCAATTTGCCTTAAGCGTATCTACATACGTTTCGAACAGACCTGTCAGTGCGTACAGCATGCCCGTCAGGGCAATGTCGCGTCCCTTCTCAAACTCGGCATCCATGTAGCCACCATCGTCGCCCTCATGGTCACGCTGCGTCTCCCGGAATGGTGCCGAGTCAAGTCCACGAACCTCGTTCAGGTCAATAAAGGGAAAGCTTGTCGAGTCACTATTGATGACTGCACCCGTATCGCCAAGGCGAAAGCTAAGTTCATCCATCACATCACCGTCGTAACTTCCCAGCCCAGCTGCGTGGCAGCGCGCTGTGGGCTAACTTCCTGAGTGGTAATGTTCTGTGTAATGTTGTAGTACTTGTTAACCACGGGCGCAGGTGCTGGCTGTAGATCCGGACGACGGAACGAAGGCTGGCCATCTGAGTCCAAGTCAGTACGTAGATCCAACGTACTGTTGATTCCATTCAGCTGATTCAACAGTGCTGGGAACTGCGACTCGATACCAGTCATGAGGCCTGTCATCACGGCCTTACCTGCAGGGACGAGGATCTTACGGTCGTAGTCAAGCGGACCCTTGTGGTCGGCAATGTACTTGCCAACGCCAGACAACACTGTACCAAGACCCGGAATGGCTTGTTCGACGCCACGAATCAGGCCTTGAATTACAGCTCGTCCAGCACTAACCAACACACTACCAAGGTCGCCTACAGCATTCTGGATCGCACCCGGAAGTGAACGGATCAGAGACAACACGAGGGAAATGTGTTCACTAACAGACTTGCCAAGAGACTTGAAGATGTCGATTAGACGGTTAACAGCCGCCTTCGCCATGTTGAAGGCGTCGACACCCCAACCCCAAGCCTGTACCATCAGCTGGACGACACTGATGACAAAGCTGACAACGGCAATCAGCAAACCGAGTACACCAGCGCCAGCCAACAATGTAATCACAGCAATGGCTACCAAGCTGGCCTTGGCAAGACTAAACAACACACTAATAAACGGCATGAGTGTCGCCTTATTTTCATTCCACTTATCTGTAAGACCCTTAATGGCTGGGAGTAGAACACCCGTGATGAGGTCGCCAATCCAGCTAAGCACTGGTGCTAGCCAAGACTGCAACGTCTGTCCCACAGTTTGCAGAGTGGAGATTAGGTTGCCGCCCATCTCCTCACGGAAGGAGATGAATGCAGGCAGCACCCACTCCTCGATGTAGCCCCACAGTTCTTGCAACGCAGGAAGGATCGTAGCCCTAAATGCCTCGGAGAACGAGGCAGCAAAGCTAGAGGCGATACCCCAAAGGACCTTGATGTCCTCCCACACCATCTGGAGCATCATTCGGAAGTTGGCGCTGTGCTTCCAAACGTAAATGAAGGCTGCAGCCAAAGCGGCCAAACCTGCAACGAGTGCTAGAGCGCCACCCAACACTACTAGCAGTACAGACCCTGCTGCGACGAAGGCTGCAATGACACCCGCCAAGGCGCCAACGAGAATCAGGATGATGCCACCAACAATGGCAATAGCCGTGCTAAATATCAGGAAGGCTGCTACAGCCTTCTGCATCGCCGGCGACAAGCCATTGAACTTGTCGAGCAACTTCATGACCCAGTTGATGATGGAGATGAAGGTGGGAATGAGTGCCCGACCCAAACTCTCCTGCAACAGCTTCCACTTGTTACGAAGCATCTCTGTCTTGGCAGCAGCTGTATCAGCCATGAGGCCATATGCAGCATCCAAGCTACCTGCAGAGTTCTTAACCTCGCCAAGAATACTATCGAAGGTCTCCAAGGTGCCAGGAACGAGAAGCATCGTCTGAAGGAATCGACGTGCCTCAATCGTGCTTCCAGCACCCTTGAAAATCTCCAAGATTGCCCCGACACGATCCTTCTCCGGCAACTTGTTAATTACCGTACGAAGGTCACGCAAGACGTCGTTGAAGGGTCGCATGTGTCCAGTAGCATCAAGGGCACTGATACCAAGGCCCTTCAGGTTCTTGATAACCTTCGGGTTGGAGATTGCATCGAAGGCACGAGCCACCGAGGTAGTAGCTCGTGCAGCCGACATACCCATACGGGTCGCGGTAGCAAGTGCAGCCATCATAACTTCGATGGACTGCCCTGCTCGCGCCGCCGATGGGGAGACAAGACCGATCTTCTCGGCCCACTCCTGGTATGTGCCAACACCTTCCTGGACCAGCTGGAACTGCATGTCTAGGACTTTGTTAACGTCCTCAAGGGGCCTACCGAAGGCATTGAGGACACCAACGGTTGCTCGCGAGGCCTCCTGAATATCAACCTGGCCGGCAACCGCAGCCTTCGCAAACGCCCGCAGAAGCAACTCCGCCTGACGTGTATTAGCTTCTGTCGAGGAGAAGATGTCGAACAGTGCCGGCTGAATGCTCTCGAACGGCAATGCAATGTCATTAGCGACTCGTCGGCCAATGTCACCAAGTTCCTGAAGGTTACCCTTGAAGCCGTCAATCTGTGTCGCCGTGTGCTTCACTTGACGCTCGTACTCAACTGCAACGTCAATGAAGCTCTTCATGGCATAGAGAGTCACAGCGCCAAAGGCTACGAGACCAACACCTGCCGTTGCAAGGGCTTGCCCACCCTGCTCAACGACACTAATCATGTGTCGGTGTCGTTGTGAGCTTGCGTCAGCTGCTCGAGCAACAGCATCGTGTGCTCGAGCAGCATCTTCCGCACGTCGTGCCATGTTCGCGTAACCCAATGCAGCACGACGATGTCCTGCAATCTGCTCTTCCGTAGCACCATTCAACGCTGCTAGGGTTGCACGCTCGCGGGCCATGGTCGACAAGCGCCGAAGCCTATGAGCGTTCTCCCTTTGAATTCCAGCGGCAGCAGCCGCTGAGGCACGATTCGCTGCAGCCCCCGTAGACAGAAGTTCCCGACTGATACCACGCAACGTACGTGAAGCCTCATCTCGTGCACGAAGCACGAGATACAACTCACGCGTTGACATGGGCATCGGGGCTACCTCCTCTTCGAGTCGCGCTCTTGTCGTTCTTGCTGGGCACCATACGTGACCATGAACAGGTGCATCAGCAATGCATCTTGGTCAAGTACGCCACCAGCCCTCGGCAACGCGTGTGTAATGCTACACAAGTTTGCCAGGTTTACCACATCTGCTGCGACACCCTCAATGGGTCTACTAGTTAAGATCCCAGCCCTGATGTCGAAGCAGATTTTCCCAGCGCACTCGACTCGTCGTCCAGTTCGTCCTCGAAGTTGTTCAGCTCGCCGATCCGTGTCGAGATCTCCTCGGCGATACGTGCGTCGACCTTTCCGATGTCCTGCGGGTTGCTGAAGTCCAACTTCCGCGTACCCTCTTCAGGCTTCTTCGGGTTGATGTACTCTTCGAGGTTGTGGTCCTCGATCAGGTTGGTCCACTCCCAAACAGCAATCTCTCGCTGCATGAGGTCGATCTCGCCTGCGATGTCCTTCTGCTTCTTCGACCCGGTGAAGCGGAGCTTGTCGGACAGGGCGCCACGGGTCAACTTCTGTCCGTGGTTCATCCGACGGACGACCACATAACCTTCCGCTAGAGTCTTCAGGTCGAAGCGCTTGCTACCACCAGTGACTGCGATTGGCATTGTCAGCTCCCTCAGCTGTATTCATTAATGACGACGAGTGTGCCCGCTTGGCTCCCCAATACTCCACACGGGCTTGGAATGCTTCTTACGTTCACAGTTAGACCTTAGTTAGATACTTGCGATCTTGCGCTGGACTTACGCTGTAGCTGTTGCGATTCCGCGCGATCTAACTAAGGTCTAACTATGCACAAACGCAGGATTCCAAGAGCTCTTAAGAGATGAGCTCTTGGGTCTTTACCGTCAACGTGTACTCCGCACCGGTGGCGTTGACGATGTTCTGGTAGGCCACAGCCGCCCGCACCAGATCGCCCTGCGATCTGAGACCTACCTCGTAGGTGTCCTTGATGGTGACTGGAAGGTCGATCACGATGCTATTGTTGGAGCCCTTGGTTGCCGTGAGCTTGATCGCCTGCGACGTGTACGCCTTGAAGGCGTCGTAGTCAGTACGTGCAGTGAAGTCGCGCTCCATCGTTGTGGTGCAGTTGCGCTCACCGTACTTTACGAAGTCGGCACCGCGCCCGGTGTTCTTCAGGCGGTACTGCGGCTCTGCGTTGTCCTCGACCTGAAACTCGAACGTGTCAGCGTCCGTGACAGGTGTTGCTGCGGGTACCTCGATGATGTACTGGCCAGCACCGTACGGCGTGGTGGTGGGCCACGTCGGAACCGGAACAGCCTGTGAGGCCTCGTCGCGGCCAATGATGGAGCAGCTGTACATCAGGGCACCATCATTCACAGAGATCGTGAACGAGGACACAACACAACCCACGTAGCCGAACACTACGCCGGCAACGCGCTCGATGGTGATCGAGGCGGTGCGTGCAGGAACGGCCAACGCTGTAGGCGTTCCCGTGTAGGTGTAGTTCGGGGTGGTACCGGTACGTACCACGTCCATGCGCGAGATGCACATGAAGTACGGCAGGACGTCCTCGGTCAGCTCGAACTCCAGGTCGCCCTCGACGTGGGCATTGCCAGGGATTGCACTCTGGACGCCAACGCTACGACGGATGGGCCGCCGCCACGTGGTGTCCTGTTGGTACATCAGGGCTTCACTGGTCACAGGGATGAACTTGGTTGGTGCAACGTAGATGCCACCATTGCTGGCGGTGTTCATCGTTGGGTAGGCACCTGAAGGTGCACCAACGGCCGTATCGTTGTACAGCAACACCAGACCGAGAGTAGCCAACAGGAGCTCTGAGCCTGACGCACCTGCAGCCGCCGTACGGTAAACCTTGTAGCCGGTGGCGCCAGTGACGGCACCCCAGGTCAAGGCACCTGTCAGGTTGCCGGCAGACGTGGTAATGGTGATCTCGTTGGAGACACCCGTCTCACCGCTTGCGTTGATGGCCGTAACGTAGTACTTGTACGTCCCGGCAGTAAGAGCGCCACCAGCAGTAGCACTACCAGCCAGTACCGGCGGGATGAGGACTTCGAAGGCAAACCCCACCTGGCCGCCTCCGCCAATTCCCAAGGGCATGACTAGACCTCCTCGTCCGGGTAGCTCATGAGGCGGACCGTGAGCTCGACGTCATCCGGCAGGTTGTCCTGTAGGAGCTGCACGCCTTTGATCCGCTGGAAGCTCTTGGCAATAGTGCCTTCGAGCTGCTGG